TTTAACAGTCAGGTAATGACAAGAATAGATATGTTAGAGAAAGCATTAGATGATATAAATACCAAAAGATTAAAGAGCAATACAGAAACAACTAAAATAGAAAAGAGAATGAACCAAGATACACAGTTGGACCAAGAAAGTAAAACTAAGGGTGTTGAGAAATTAACAAGTGAATTAAATGGATTATCATCTTCTTTAAAATCTATTCATTTACCAGAAAAATATATTCCAAATAAACCTTCTCATATTCAACATTGGATTGGAGATACGCGATTAAATTATACTCCTTTTACAAGTGATATCGACGAAGAAATTGTAGAACGAATAATGAAATTACATATTAGCCAAATGTGGAAATTATTATTATTAATGGGTATTGGTGTATTTAGCAATAAACATTCTTCTGACGAATATACTGAAATTATGAAAATGTTAGCAGATAATCAACAGTTGTATTTAATTATTGCTTCAAGCGATTATATTTATGGAACAAATTATCAGTTTTGTAATTGTTATATAAGTAAAAATATGGATCTTACTCAAGAAAAGGTTATTCAGGCTATTGGACGAGTTGGTAGAAATAATTTACAACAAAATTATAGTATTCGGTTTCGTTCAAACAATCATATACAAAAATTATTTAATCCGGAAGAAGTAAAACAAGAAGCGATTAATATGAATTTGTTATTTCAAACAGACGATGTATCTAATATGTAAGATGATCCTAAGATAAATTTCTATTATACTCATTATTGTTGTAAATTATTTTTTATTGTTGTAAAAATACAATAAAAAATAAGTCAAATAAGGGTAATTGTTTTTTGCTCGTTTTCTTTTGAAAAATAATCAATCGGTACGTTTAATAATATAGGTTTATTTATTTTTTTAAACGCGGTTTGATATTATATATTAAACGTCCATCACAAATGAAAAAATGGTATAAGAAACCATTTTTTCATTCTTTCTTTTTTTCTTTTTTTATTATCTATCATAATACTACTGTGTGAATATTTTTATTGTGAAATATTTTTATTGTGATTACAAATGAGTTCCGGTGATTTGGCGATATATGTTGTTGTTAAATGAATTGGGAATGCGACACATCGGACATCTTAAATCAACCTCACCATTCACTCTTGTATATACTCCAGTATAACAAGAGTCGCAAACCGCGTGATTACAGTGTTCTAGTGTAAAGCATTGCGTGGATTCTGTGAAGCATATACAACAATCGTGTGTATCCATCGCGCGTGGAGTGAAGCTGGTCTCTAGTTCGTTGTCTCTGTAAATGTCGTCATTTTCTATGTAAGATGGGTTCTCATTAAAGATAAGAGGGTTAATATTTATAATTTCGGGAATAGACCAGAAAGGTGTTCGCTGATTTGTATAATTATATATGTTATTTCTATCTAGTGGGGGAAACGAGTCATTTGAAATGTATGTGACAGGTTCAAGTCCAGCTTCATTTTCAACATCATCGAATAAATTTCTTGGCAGAAGATTTGACATATTTTCATTAGGGTAATCGTCGGGTTGTCTTGTAAGCATATCGTCAAGTGAAACTGCCTGGCTATTCATATCCAATCCACCAAGATATTGGCTATTCATTCCAGTCCAACCATATAGAATAGCATCACTTCTATCACTCGAGTCTCTCCCATATGTTCCAGTTGGTAATAAAGGAGGTTGTATGGTTACATTTCTAAATCTTTGAATATCCCTCTCGTTATCTATTTCTGCTACCCAGATGTCATAATAATAATCAATATTTAGACCAACTTGCTCGAGGGTTCGTGATTCATTACGTGCGTGGCGCAATCGAATGGATTGACATTCGTGGCGAAAGTAAACATAGAAATGAAGATTTTGTAAATACCTAGATGGATATCTTTCTGCGATTGTTTGCGATATTAGCGGAATAGGTGTGTTTTCTTCAGTTGGCATATAATTATAGTTAGGGTCGCGTGTTTGATTCCAACTTTCAGTAAAATGAACGACATCTGTAATTGAAATAGAAGGAAATGTTGCACGAGCCACAGCAGTTACCTTTTCTACAAATTCGAAACAACTCCAATCTGTATTTACTCTTAATTCAAAAGAGTTGTCTTCGGCGTAAGCGAGTTTAAAAGCGTATATCGACCACATTCTTGCTTGGTAATTGTCTTTATCTAATAAATATTTTTTAGTATCATTTTTTTATTTCTACTATCAGTTTGTGTGTAACTAAATATTTACATAATACATATGAACGAAAATAATGGGTTTAGTTCAAACATTTTCGGACCTCCACTTTGGTTATTCTTACATATTATCTCATTTAATTATCCAATACATCCATCCGAATCAGATAAACACAATTATAGAAATTTCATTTTAAATTTGAAAAATGTTTTACCTTGTAAAACTTGTAGAGAAAATTTAACTAAGAATTTTAAACAACTTCCATTGACAATGAAAGATATGGAAAATAGAGATACTTTTTCTAAATACATTTACAATCTTCATAATGTTATTAATAAAATGTTACACAAAAATGTTAATATTAGCTATGATGATGTTAAAAAGCAATACGAACAATATAGAGCAAAATGTGATGTAAAAAATAAAACAGTAAAAAATAAACACGTTGGATGTATTGTTCCTCTAAATTCAAAACATAAAAGAAAATGTGTTATCAAAATAGTAAAAACACGAAAAATAAAAAAATAATTATTATGTATTATCTGTAATACTTGATATACTTGATGAAATTGATGGACTTCTTGAATTAGATGAACTTCTTGAATTAGATGAACTTCTTGAATTAGATGAACTTCTTGAATTAGATGAACTTCTTGAATTAGATGAACTTCTTGAATTAGATGAATTTGGCTGCGAATTAATATTAGAAGTCACGTTATCTATTGGTGCGAGACTTGTCAATTTAAATGTTTGTCGTAATATATCAAGGCTTTCATTTATACTCGCTATAGGTTGATCTGGATTTGTTTCAGGAACTTCAATACAATCAACTGTATTATTTTCATCTTTTATTTTTTGTAAAATACAATTAAAACAGGCAAACATAGCACGTATAACCTCCCTGGCATTTTTTAAATGAACGTTATCATCATATAACATTTTCTTATTTGGATCATTTATATTTTCAATATCAGTTATTAAATCATCTATTAATTTTTTAAATTTTTCCTTAAATTCACCACATTTAATATCAGGCAATTCCAATAGGGTTGGTATAAGAGAATATAATCCATTAACAGCATACCCATCATACCTTCCATCTCTATTAAAAGTAAAAACTGAAGTCATATATTATCAGCAGAATGTAAATCATCCATAGTATACTCCTTATTTGTATTTTTTACATCTCCTGTTGTTTTTAGGGAACAATATAATTCTCTTATTACATTCGGTGGTGCTATAGAGCCTTCTTTGATAAATCCTCTTTTTCTTAGATATGTTTTGATTTGAGAAATATCTTCACTCTTTAATTTTTTACATTCTTCTATAATTGTTTTTCGAGTATTGGGTGTTTTTAATAAAATTCCTACTCTAGGAATTTGTCTATTTTTTTGTTTTCCTAATTTATATTTATTGTGTATCGTTTTCTTAATTTTTTTATTTATTTTAACTGGTATCATTGGAGTATGTATTAATTCTTGTTTTTGTAATATTTCTGGTGGCTGATAATTAAATGATTGAGGAATTACAGGTATAGGTAATTGTGATTGTTGTGGATAAATTGGAGGTGGCGGAGGTAATGGTGATTGTTGTGGATAATATACAGGTGGTGGAGGTAATGGTGATTGTTGTGGATAATATACAGGTGGCGGAGGTAATGACGATTGTTGTGGATAATATACAGGTGGCGGAGGTAATGGTGATTTATTTAATTGTTTAGGTTGTTGTTGAATAGGGGAAGATATCGGAGATGGTATTGGAGATGGTAAAGGATTAGTTGAAAATTGGATAGTTGATGAAGTTTTATTTATCGAAGAAACAGGTTGCGATGATTTTTTCCATTCTCTAAATGTTTTTTTTAATCCATTTTTCATATTACCCCAAGGAACTTCACTATCAACGTTATATGAAAAAGGTTTACGAGTTTTATTATTCATATTTTTTTTTGATTTTGTATTTTGTAACATTTGCTGAACGTATTCGATATCATTCTTTATGTTTATGATTGGATCCGCTGTTTGTTTGAAAGGGTCGTTTATAGTTGAATCATCTTGAGATTTTTTATTTTTTAGACGATTTGTTATTAAAGTATAAATATCTGTATTTTTTATAGGTATATTCAATTGATTTTTCTTAGTTGTATTATTTCTTCGTGATTTCTTATTACCATTCATATTCAATATATTAGGGTCTATGTTAATTGACTTAGTCGACATTTAGTTATATTGAGTGTTAATAAAAATAAATATTAACTTTTAATATTACAAATGGATGACACAGATAGTAATGATGGAAGTATTGGTACATCAGGTGAAAACGCTGGTGACCTAAAAAGGGAGCTTGATAGACATATTGATAACTTCGCAATTGATTTTGAAAAGATCATTAGAATGTTACAGGATATGATTATAGATGCTAGAAATAAAACACTAGATGCGAGCGTTGGAGATTTCACAAATGAAGGAGATGGTCCTTTTTCTGAAAATGGTGTAAATCCTAGTGATTCTTTTCCCGAAACTCCTCCTCTTCCTGGTGCTCTTCCTCTTCCTGGAACTCATCCTCTTCCTGGTGCTCTTCCTCTTCCTAGTGCTCCTCTTCCTGGTGCTCTTCCTACTGTAAGTCCTAGTGGAACTAATGTCACTCCTCAACCCACTCCTCAACCCACTCCTCAACCCACTCCTCAACCCACTCCTCAACCCACTCCCGAACCCACTCCCGAACCCACTCCTCAACCCACTCCTCAACCCACTCCCGAACCCACTCCCGAACCCCCTCCCGAACTCACTTCTAAACCCACTCCCGAACCCCCCCTCGAACCCTTTGGTTCAGCGCTATCTGCCAATCCACATGGACCCCCATTTATTCTTGTTCCCGATGAAATAAATATCCCTCCTACTCCTAAACCTTTTACTATTACTATGAAACAGTTAGAAGATAGATTAAAAAACCTAAAAAAAGATGATATACCTGTTTCTCCATCCGAAACAGCCGAAAAATTAAAACTTGTTTATGATATCAGTGGGTTACTCGCACAACATATAAATATAATAGATACAATTCCAAATAAAACGCCTCAATTAAAGTATGCTTACAATTTATTTTTGAATATGTTAACTAACTCGTTAACTAACATAAATACAACGCATAATCAAAAAGTGGGTCATCTTAATATAATAATTCCAAGAACGCCTGATATGGGTTTAATTAACATTAGATTAAAGGGTGTAAATATAGATAACTTAAAATATTTAAAAGGATATGTTGATGAATTCAACGAAACTACAACTATTGACGAACAAACTAAAACATTAATCTATATATACGATAACTCCCAAAAAATACCCATTTTTTATAAATTAAATGGAAAAGATACACTACCACCACCCGTTATTATACAACCACAAAGTGAAATTAATGTAAATAATACATCAGATACAGACGAAATATCTGGTCTTAAACAACAATTATTGGGTATAATAAACGCAAATATATCTCAATTACAACAATTATCATCCGAGCTTCTCACAAAAAATATGGAATTACGAGAAAAAATGGCGGAATATTCAGAGACACATGATAATGAGATTAATGATAATACTATTACTCAAGTATTTAATCAAGCAGTTGCTATTTCAAATAGTTTAATACAATATAATGGTATGGTTATTCAAGAAATTGATGGTGAAAATCGGTTTAAACAACGTATAAATGAACAAAATATTACAACAGATTTTTTAAATGAAAGTATAAAAAATTTAAACGAAATAGTTGGTAAATTTATATTAACTATTACACCAGCAATACACGACGCAAAACAAATAATAGAACGACTTAATTTGGCTAAAACTCCATCACCGTCTCCACCCACATCACCGTCTCCACCCACATCACCGTCTCTACACAATTCTCAATATTCATCTACGAATTCCCTAAGATATTCCACAACTAGTTCTGTCGGCGATAGTTCATTACTTGGTTCTTTCGACGATAGTTCATTACTTGGTTTAAAGTTTGTTACTCAAAGTGAGTATAATGGTGAAATTCAACGAATAAGTAAACAAATAGAGAAGTTACAATATGAAGTAACGAATCCTTCGTTTGGGAGTAATATATTCGAAGTATTGGATAACATATTAAATTTATTGAGTGAAATTTCATCAAATGAAACAACATTATTAACAACCGAACCAAATAAAAAATATATGAATAATATTTTAATTGAACTTTCTAGCATTGTAAAACTTATAGAATTTTGTAAATTATCTAATAAACCTGGGTATTGCGATACAATTAATACTATTCCACTCAATATACCTAATACAAGTATAGATGATGTAACTTCCGAATTTGTTGATACTAATTTACCAGAAATTTACACGTATGTAACACAAATTCTTAACAATATAGTTTCAAATGTAAAGAAAGAGGCACAGAGTTATATAAATATATTGGAAAAATTAAGTAGTAATGGGGTTTCAGATGATATAACCAATCAAATAAACGAAGTATTGGGAAAAATTATTACATTTATGAGGGGTGGTATAATACAAGATATTAAGGAGGTCGATGGTAATGTTTTACCAAATACAGAATTTACCAACATTATTGGAAAAATAGCAACATTATTAAACAGTGTATTAAACTATCGCAACGAGCCAAGTCACAAAAGTGATGTAAATGATATTCAATTTTATTTACTTAAAACAGTGTCAAACATGTTAAATTGTATGTTTATAAATGATGATAATAAAACGAATTGTGCTATTCAAACTTCGTTAACCAAAGAAGGATCATTACAAAACGAGATAAATAATGTTAATGAAATTATTAAAAAATATAATGTTTCAAACATTAAAGTAGATGATATTTCAACAATAAGAGATGAGTTGACTAATTTATTCCCAGGAGTTACAGTTCCAACATTACAAAATGGGCCACCATTTACATTTGATTCCAACGAATATGATGAAAGTCCTATTCACGATGAATCATTGGATAATTTGCCAGTAGGTAACGTCAATACAAGTAGTAGTCAACTGTCAGATTTATCACAAAGTAGTCAATCAGTAAGTATCTACGATACTATTCCATCTAAAATGAGCAATATAAGTGAACAATCAATTAATAATAGTCAAATGTCAAATTTAACAAACATTGAAAATTCAACTAATACACCAGAAAATCCACTTGGATTACATGACAGTTTCAGCACAATTGAAAGTCGAACTTCAACTGATACTGCCGCAGACAAAATAAACGGCAAGGAAACAACACAAGAAGACTTTGATATTGACAATGCTAATATCAATAATAACTTGAAACAATCGATTGGCGACACTATAAATAAATTTACAGAATTAAATAACAAGCTTAATAGTAAGAACAACACTACAGCTAATAACGGCTATATCTTTATGAATAGTGAAGAGACTTACAGCACCGTCAATGCTACTTCTACAACATCCCAGATAATTAATAAAGTTACTAAAAATAATGATAATTTTGTGAAATTATTAAAATTATTACAACAATCGTTAAATAATGTTAGTTCTATAAACGAAGCTTCTATAATAAATATATTGGGTAAAATAAATGCTTTGATTTCTACAACTATTGACAGATTTAATTATACAGAATATAATGGCGAATTGGTAAAGCTTTATAATGAGCTACGCACATTAATGACAAAGGAAATACGTATATCGATATCCACCAGCGAATATCCAGCAAACTTAACTGGTGGTGGTATTAACGACAAAATAAGATTTACATACAAAAACAAACGGGGCACAAAACGGGCGAAAAAATCTAGACCAACCAGAAGAAGAAAATATACACCTCATAAAAAGAATTATTACTATTAATTTGTTACTACGTGAATAGAATTTAAAAAATAAAATGATCAGTATTTCCATCTTTGGTTAATAGCAACAATAGCCAAAGATGGAAAAATCCGATATCTTGAATAACGCAAAGTTCAATGAAACAAAGGAAAATATTTGGATGATTATCGAATCTTATTTCAAGGATAAACATCTTGAAAATTTGGTGCGTCATCAACTTGAATCCTATAATAATTTTGTAAATTATCAAATTATCAAAACCATTGAAATGTTTAATCCTGTTTATATTGTATCTGAAAATGATTATGATGAAAAAACAAAACTATATTCTTTAGAAGTATTTATCACTTTCAAAAATTTTCATATTTATCGTCCTCAAATCCACGAAAATAATGGTGCCGTTAAATTAATGTTCCCACAAGAAACCAGACTAAGAAATTTTACTTATTCATCGAATATGACCGTTGATTTACATATTCAATATGTTGTTCGTTCTGGTGAAAATTTATCTCACGTTCAACAATTCAATAAAGTTATTCCTAAAATTCAAATTGGAAAAATTCCTATTATGTTAAAATCAAATATTTGTATTCTTTCTCAATACAAACACGTTGATAACGTACATACAGGAGAATGTAAATTTGATGCGGGGGGTTATTTTATTATCAATGGTTCTGAGAAAATCGTGTTGGGTCAAGAACGTGCCGCAGAAAACCGCATTTACTGCTTTAACGTTGCCAAACATCCCAAATATTCTTGGATGGCTGAAATAAAATCGGTTCCAGACTTTAAATGTATTTCACCCAAACAAATCAATATGTATATTGCTACAAAAAATAATGGTTTCGGTCATCCTATCGTTGTTCAAATTTCCCGTGTAAAACAAGTAGTTCCTCTTTGTATTGTATTTAGAGCTTTAGGTGTTATCACCGATAAAGAAATATGTGAAATGATTACTTTAAATTCTGTAAAAGATGACAAAACGCAACATATATTACAATGTATTCAAGCTTCAATCGTTGATGCGAATCAATGCTTGACAAAGGAAGATAGTATTCGTTATATTATGTCATCTGTTATGTATACTCCTATGAATATGGACCGTGAAATGGGAGCTAAAAAGAAATATAATGTTACTTTGGATATTTTATCAAATGATTTATTCCCACACTGTAATACATTAGAACAAAAGAAATATTTCCTTGGATATATGGCCCATAAATTAATCAAAACAAGCATCGGTATTCTCCCACCCGATGATCGAGACTCGTATTTAAACAAACGAGTTGATTTGACCGGCTCTTTACTTAACAATTTATTTCGCAACTATTTTAATAAATTAGTAAAAGATGCTGAAAAACAAATTATTCGTGAAATAAATACAGGTTCTTGGAGAAGCACCGAAGATTACATAAATATTATTACTATGTCAAACATCAATAAAATTATAAAGGCAAATACAATTGAAAATGGTTTGAAAAAGGCATTATCAACTGGTGATTTTAGCATTAAACATTCAAATACAAGTAAAGTTGGTGTAGCTCAAGTGCTAACTCGACTTACTTATATTTCTGCTCTCAGTCATTCCAGAAGAATTTCAACTCCAATTGACAAAAGTGGTAAATTAATTCCTCCCAGAAAATTACACAATACTTCGTGGGGATTTCTATGTTGTTTAACGGCTGATACTGATGTATTACTAGAAAATAGAATGGATAGTAAAAAAATTGTCAACCTTCTAAGACACGACAAAGTAAATACCATTCGTCGAGATGATCTGGCTGAAGAATCGTCTGGAATTTATAACCATTTTCATATTTATCCTAAAAGTTTATTTAAAATCACAACTTCGAGTGGAAGAACCATTAAAGCAACCGGAGATCATCCTTTCTTAGTAAATAATGGAAATGGAAATTATCAAATGAAAAGAGTTGATGAACTTCTCAATAGTGATAGGGTTATTATTCGTCATATGATTACATCTCTTCCAGATACATTATCATTTCATCTTTGGATTAATCCCATTGAAGGAATTCCAGATGTATATACACGCGAATTGATTAAAATGGAATTGTGTGATACAAATTTATCTTATGATACCACAATCATTCTCGCCAGATTAATCGGATTGTTTCACGCTTGTGGTGAATTTTATTACAACGAAGATACAGGCGAATCATATATTTATATATCTTTATTTAATGAACTAGATGTGGAACAACTAGCATCTGACATTCATTATCTTGGATTTTGCCTCGAATATAAATGCGATTCAGATGTTGGTGTTTATGATATTTATATTTCAGGATCACTGGCTTATTATTTATACATTGTTGGAACAGAACCAGATGGTAAGATATCATCCTGGATGTTTAAAACAGATCATCGCATTAAGGCCGAATTCTTATCCGCATATAAAAGTAATTGTAAAACTATTCAAAATGACGATGATATTTTAACCCCAACCATTTTCAAAATAACTTCTGAATCAGAATTATCTCATACGATTGAATATTATACAGATATCGCACAATTATTCAAGGATTTAGATATTTATTGTTTCGTCCATTTCGAATGTATTGAACTCGATGGATATATCGTAACGATTGAGTTTGATAAATTCAATGTGAATCTCATTCATTATCACAATATGTTATCTCATAGTTACAATGACAAAAAAAGAATTGAATGTTCGGTTCTTTTGGAATATATAAGAATGGTTGAATTCTTAAGTCTTGAAGATTCGGATTATGAAACATTTAAAAGAGAAAATGCGTTGGAAAATGGTTTGGTAAGTATAACGATTGATTCAATTCAATCTATACCACTCGAACCAGTCTATGATTTCACAACAGAAAGTGATAATCATTCATTCGTCGCATCATCGTTTGTTGTTTCAAATTGTTCGGAGACTCCAGAAGGACAATCTGTTGGAGTTGTAAAAAATCTTAGTTATATGACTCACGTAACTATTCATTCTAATTCAACACCTATTTATGATTATATTATTCCATACGTTCAAGATTTAAGTAAAATAACAGATGCTACTTTGATTCACCAATCCGTAAAAGTATTTGTAAATGGTTGTTGGTTAGGAATCACAGAAAATCCTATGGAATTGTATCATATGTTAAAGACAAGAAAATACAATGGAACAATCAATATTTATACATCCATCGTATTTGACTTTTTAAATAAAGAAATTAAGGTATGTAATGACTCAGGTCGATTGACTCGCCCGTTATTGAAAGTAAATAATAATAATATTCTTGTTGGTGAAGATATATTGAATAAAATTGAAGATAATGAATTATCTTGGGATGATTTATTGAATGCTACAAAAACTCCAGAATCTATTATAGAATACATTGACCCAGAAGAACAAAGTATGTCATTAATAGCAATGAATGTTGGATATCTAATTGATAACACTTTATTAAAATTAAATAAATATACTCATTGTGAAATTCATCCTAGCACTATGTTTGGAGTTGCTGTATCTTGTATTCCATTTCCAGACCACAATCAATCTCCTAGAAATACATATCAAGCAGCACAATCCAAACAAGCTATCGGAGTATATGTAAGTAATTATCACGAAAGAATGGATAAAACCGCATACGTTCTATCATATGCGGAACGTCCTCTCGTAGAAACAAGAGTTATGAATATGTTGAAAATTGTTGAATTACCAGCAGGCAACAATGTTACAGTTGCTATTATGTCACACACTGGATACAATCAAGAAGATTCACTCTTGATTAATCAAGGATCTATTGATCGAGGTATGTTTTTAGCAACAGTATATCATACAGAAAAGGATGAAGATAAACAAAAGATTAATGGAGATGAAGAAATTCGTTGTAAACCAGATCCTACTAAGACAAAGGGTATGAAAATGGCAAATTATGGGAAATTGAATACCGATGGTGTTGTTCCTGAAAATACATTTATTGAAAATAGAGATATTATTATAGCAAAGGTAACTCCTATTAAGGAAAATCGCAATGACCCATCTAAACATATTAAGTTCGAAGACCAAAGTCGTATGTATCGTTCGATGGAAGAAACATATATTGATAAAAATTATATTGATAAAAACGGTGATGGTTATAATATGGCAAAGGTTCGTTTGAGAACAACAAGAAAACCTGTTATTGGTGATAAATTTTGTGCCTTACCAAGCCAACAAGTATTAACACATCTTGGTTGGGTTCGCATCGATGATATTGACATCTCATTACATAAATGTGCGACAATCGATAAAGATAATAATATTATGTATGAATATCCTTCTGCGAAATTTGTTTATGAAAATACGGAACCAATGTATTTCGTAAATGACAATAACGTTCATATCATATGTACGATGAACCATAGATTATATGTAAATATAAATGGGTTAAACCAAGGAGAATCTTTGGATAGTGATGAATGGTATGATTGTTTTGGAAATGGTATAGACATCGATGAATGTCCTAAATTTCAATTGTTACCCGCAAGTGAAATCATAGGAAAACCCACACAATTTCAACTATCCATAAAGAATAATTATAAATCATTTACTCATTATAACATAGCAGAACGTCTCATCAATGTAAATAATTTAATTGTATTGACAGCTATTTATTATCACGTGGGATACGATGACGACGTAAAAGATTATTATTTATTCTATCTAGATAGAAATGAAAATTATACATATCCCATCATTTCATCCATTTTGTTTGAATTAAAAATTCCATTTGATTATTATGAAACTCGCAAATATATCACAATCAAAAGAGGTAAAAATATATTCATCGATCAAAGTTTCAAAGCATTAAATGATAAAATATTTCCAGAGTTTGTTTGGAGTTTATCTCGGTCTCAAGCAAGATATCTATTGAAATCGTTAAGTTGTCAAAAGGATATATTCTCGAAGATGATGGTGATAACATACGACGAGAAATGGACTTATGATATTGCTCGTCTCGCCGTCCATTGCTCTTACAATTCAAAAGTAATATTAGATCATCTTCCTCGTCATACATACAATATTGAAATTATCACAGAAGAATTACAACCTATTATAAATGTTGATGGTAAAATGGACGGAATATATTTATATACAGGTGATGTTTATTGTATTGAAATGCCTACATCTCATACATATATTTCCAGAGAAACACCATATTCTCCTTCTGTTATTATCGGAAATTCTAGTCGTAGCGGTCAAAAAGGGACTGTTGGTGCTATAATAGCTGAGGCAGATATGCCCTATACAGATAGTGGGGTTAGACCCGATATTATTATTAATCCTCACGCTATCCCCTCTCGTATGACTATGGCTCAATTGAAAGAAACATTATTATGTAAAGTATTAGTTATGTTGGGATTATTTGGCGATGGAACAAGTTATGGTGATATGGATGTTTCTACTATATCCGATAAATTATTAAAAATGGGATTTGAAAAAAGTGGTGATGAATTGCTTTACAATGGAACAACTGGAAGTCAAATAGAATGTAAGGTATTCGTTGGTCCTGTATTTTATCAAAGATTAAAACATATGGTAAGTGATAAATATCATAGCCGTTCTACAGGAAGAATGGTTAATTTCACAAGACAACCAGCTGAGGGTAGAAGTCGTGACGGTGGTTTGAGATTTGGAGAAATGGAACGTGATGCTATTATATCTCACGGTGCTTCTCGGTTTATTCGTAGTCGAATGTATGACGTTAGCGATAAATATCAAGTGTATGTTTGTAAAAAGTGTGGTATGATTGCTTCATATAATGATAAGTTACATATTCATATTTGTCATACTTGTGGAAATCGTATTGATTTCTCATTCGTTCAAATACCTTATGCGTGTAAATTAATGTTTCAAGAATTAATGACTATGAATATAGTTCCTAGAATGATTACTGAAGATTAGAAAGTTATTTATATTGTGCTATCTTTTGAATTTCATTCTTATATCTATTAAAAATAAAAGCTAACCCTATTGTTAATTCGTTATCCTTGTGTGACGGTTGTTTATATATTAATGGTAATTTTACATTCAGGTCATTATAAATTTTTTCATTTATTCCGTTTTTGATTAAAAATGAGGATAATTTATTTGTTATATCTTGTTGAAATAGTTCTTTACTATGTAACACCAATACATCATCTCTTATTTCTCGTGTAAAACTATGAAATTGATTTATCATAGAACGCATCATTTTTTCAGGTGTATAAACTGAATCTAAATTATTTGTCATTTTCGCATAATTCATTTGTATTAATTTACCCCTTCTTTTTACTGACATAAATGATTTTACTGGGTGATCATAAAGATATATTATAGGTATTCCTAACTCGATATAACAAGGACTATGACATAACATACTACCCCATACAGGAGTATTCGTTACAATTCCACATTCATTTAAAATATCACATAGGGCATTCGTACAACTACCACCATAACTCGTTACACATACTTGTAAACCATCCTGTTTTACTAAATTTTTGAGATTATTCATATCGTAAATCATACTATTTTACTATAAATTACGATAAAAATAATAGTATTCAATACATAAACATATCAATTTTCTTAGATAATTGTTTTTTATAAATATTCTTTTTGAAATTCCTTTATCAATAAAGAACTAATAATAAAAGTCCTTCGAAAATATTTTTATTTTTTATTATAGTTTTTATTTTGAAATTAAAAATAGACTTTCCAAGGAACTTGTCGCGCTCCGTATTCCATTTTCCTCAAGAGGAAAATGGAATATATTACCCTTACCATTTTCTGATAACAAATATTTTATAAATATATAAATTGTTACCATAAATACCATTTTCCTCCTTTGATTCTCCAATTTTATCTTTCTTAGAGAATTAATGAAAAAAAAAGTAATTAATAAAGTCCTTTGAAAATATTTTCATTCTCTGAACTTCCTTTTTATTTTGAAATTAAAAATAGACTTTCCAAGGAACTTGTCGCGCTCCGTATTCCATTTTCCTCAAGAGGAATTTGGTATATATTATCCTTACCATTTTCTGGTAACAAATATTTTATAAATATATAATTTGTTACCATAAATACCATTTTCCTCCTTTGATTCTCCAATTTTATCTTTCTTAGAGGATTAATGAAAAAGAAAGTAATTAATAAAGTCCTTTAGAATATTTTCATTTTATTATATTAGTTTTTTACACAAACAATTAAGCAAAATTTCTCGATATATTCTTCTAATATATGAAACCCATATTCACATAATAATTGTTTTAATTTACCTCCTTCTTTTCCAACAACTAAATTCTCACTATCATCCTTTTCCGTCCATCTTTTTGTTGGTTCTATTATATACATTTTTCCACCACTTTCTAAAACACGGCGTGCCTCTCCAATATAGTCTTTACAATTTGAACCCCACATAACAAGGGATAATATACATATTTCAACACTATCATCTTCTAATGGTAATGTTGAAATATCACAAGGAATAATTGTTTCATTTGATGAAATATGATCGTAATTATGAAACTGAAATCTACTATCATTCGAATAATGTTTTGAAATATGCCCTTTACCACAACCCATATCTACAACTATTTTTCTTCTTTTTGTTTTTATTTTATTAAGTTCAGATATTATTCTATTGCGGGGAATTTCTTCTTCAGGAAATGATTTTTCATTTTCTTCTGAAATGTTATGATATGTATGCCACAAATCTGGATTTTCATTAAATTCTTTAGAAAGATTTGATGAATTTAGTGTTTTATATCTTTGATGTAATATTGACATCGCACTATGTATTCTATTTCGTTTTTGTTTATTTGTTTCAGTGGGTTCCATTGATTGTTTGGTATTTTGTTGAAGTTTCATAGATTTTTTTGAGTTTTTTATGTCACTGCATTCAGATTTATCATCAGATTTATTAAAGTATTCTTTGTATTCTTCTAAAAACTGGGTCCATATGACATATCTATCTTGTGATTTCATTCCATCCTTTTTATTTTTATAATTTTGAAGTTGGCCCGACAACCACCTACCTAAAAATTTCTCATCATTATCTTTTGAGTGTTGCGATGGTCTCTTTTTATTTTTATCAATATAATCCTTTAATTTTTGAAAGTTAAACTCCCATTTCTCTTTATCATTAAGAAGATACTTTTTATAATCTTCTATAAACTGTGTCCATAAATCATACATTTCGTGTGATTTTATACAAAATTCTTTATTTTTATATATTCTATTTTGATGTGTAAGCCAATTTCCTAAAAACTTCTCATCATCATTTTTTGATTTACTGGAAGGTCTTTTTTTATTTTCATCAATATAAAATTTCAATTTTTGAAAGTAATCATCCCATTTCTCTTCATCACTAATAAAGTATTCATTATATTCTTCTAAAAAGTGTCTCCATACATCATATCTATCTTGTGATTTCATACAACGCCCTTTATTTTTATAATTTTGATTTTGATTATTTAACCAATTACCTAATATTTTTTCAACAGTATCATTTGACCTCCCTGAAGGTCTCCTTTTATTTTCATTAATATAATCCTTTAATTTTTGAAAGTAATCATCCCATTTCTCTTCATCACTAATAACGTATTCATTATATTCTTCTAAAAACTGTTTCCATACATCACACCTTTCTTGTGATTTCATACCATCTTTTTTAATTTTATAATTAGTATTTTGGATACTTATCCAATTTCCTATTTTTTTCTCAACATTATCTTTTGATTCTTTCGTCGGTCTCCTCTTATTTTCATTAATAAAATCTTTCAATTTTTGAAAGTTAATATACCAATTCTCTTCATCGTTAATAAAGTATTCCATATACTCTTCTAAAAACTGTCTCCATAAATCATACCTTTCATGTGATTTCATCCCCTTAATTTTATGTTTATATTTATGTTGTTGGTTTGACAACCAACTTGCTATTTTTTTTTCAACATCATCATTTGACCCATGTGGTGGTAATTTTTTATGTTCGTTAATATAATCCTTCAATTTTTGAAAGTTAATATACCAATTCTCTTCATCACTAATAAAATATTCATTATATTCTTCTAAAAACTGTTTCCATACATCACGTCTTTCTTGTATTTTCATACCATTCTGTTTATTTTTATAATTTCTATTTTGAGATATAAACCAAATTCCCAAAATCTTCTCATCCTTATCTCTCGATTTATTTTTTGGTCTCTTTTTATTTTCATTAATATAATCCTTTAATTTTTGAAAGTTAATATACCAATTTTCTTCATGATAAATAAAGTATTCCATATATTCTTCTAAAAACTGTTTCCATCTATGACACCTTGCTTGTATTTTCATACCATCCTTTTTAATTTTATAATTGTTTTTTTGATTTGACACCCACGAACTCAATAACTTTTCATATTTGTCTTTCGAATCGTGTGTTGGTCTCCTTTTATTTTCATCAATATAATTTTTCAATTTTTGAAAATTATCATTCCATAATTCTTCAAAATTAAGAAGATATTCTTTATAATCTTCTAAAAACTTGGTCCATGTATCATACCGTTCTTCTGATTTCATACCACCCCTTTTATTTTTATAACATTGTTGTTGATTTGCCAACCAATTACCTAAAAACTTACCAACATTATCTTTTGAACCTTGTGGTGGTCTCTTTTTATTTTCATTAATATAATCTTTTAATTTTTGAAAATTTTCTTCCCATTTATCAACTACCTCACAATCTATTACACAACTACATACATCTTTTGTAAAATCTATATCACTTGTAATATTCCACAAAACCTTTGTATCAGCATTTGTATGAACTTTGATATTTAATCTCCTATCCTTATTGGGAGATCGAACAACATCATTATTTCTTCTTGTGTTTTTTACCTTATGGATAATTGGATGATATTTTGTATCTTCTTCATCTTCAGATTTATACATTCTTATTGTTTCTTTTGATTTACATTCAGTATTATATTTTTCTATTGGATTTTCCAAAGAGTTTGTATGGACTTCTATACAAATATCATTATCTTCAGCGATATTCATAATAAGTTCTTCATTTGTATCAAAATCATCATATTCGATTTCAGTTTCCAATAAATATTCCAATGTATCGGATAAATATCCTTCCCCTGAATCATCAATAACATAACCCTGTTTTTCTAGATTACCTATTATTTCTTGAGGAGAATAAGTATCTGGATAATGTAAACAAATATCATACAAATCTTCATCTTCTTGTTTCAAAGCACTACACACATTTAAAATAGAGTTGAAATCACCACTTTCATTCATAGAACTACGTATAACTTCATCACATTTTTCTTTATCACCATTACATTCTAAATATTTTGTTCTATCTACCCAACAAGGAATTAGGATAGTTGAGTTTGGTTTATTTTTTTCAAATGTTTTTCTCACAATTCTTCCAATATTTTGTATAATTTTTACATAAGATGATTTTGAATCAACAAATACACACATATTAGCGTTTTTGGTATCAATACCCTCACCAATTGTTTCACAAGATGAAATAATAACAACCTCATTACTCTTTGCCTTGTCAAATTTATTTAATAATTTCCTTCTTTTTTCGATATTCATATCAGCGACCAAACCAATCATAGTAATTTTCTTATATTTTTGTGTCGGATATTCTCTTTCTTTTAATTCTAGAAACACCTCGCGAAATTTTATTTCATTTACAAAATTATGGACCGATTTATCTCGGTCGGTATTTACATCTGCGTGAAAAGTTAATACTCTGTTATTTTTACTTTCTAACACGGCCCGAGCAATACATTCATAAATAGATTTATTATTGTTTTCTGTATACATATCAATTCTGATTTCAAATGGATTCAGATAACCTTCTTTTACACCTTTTAAATATGGATAATCATAAACCATCTTACCACACATCCCATCGTTTTCAAGACCTCGTTCGTACATAATAATACCATTAGCATTCTTAGGTGTTGCTGTAAAGAATATTTGTTTTTCACAAACATCATTATCAAAAATAAGTTTTTGATATGTTTCTCCAACTGCGTGATGTGCCTCGTCAAAAATACAAACATTAATCTTCATTTCACCTAAATTAACTAATAATGTATTGAAACTTTGATATGTAACACAAATAATTTTATTAATATCGAGAAATAGAAATGATTTTATTACAAGAGGGTCTGTTGTTGATTCGTTTTCAGATGAAATTCTTAGTATATTATCCTTATCTCCATCAAAATAATCGTTATAAAATTGATCTATTAATGATAATGTTGGGAATACAAAAACTACAAGATTTTTACCATCGATAATTTTACACTTACGCATTAATAACGATTTACCAGTTCCACAAAACATTTTAACCAAACATTTATTGTTATTATGAAGTTCTTCATATATCCCATCGTCGCATTCTTGTTGATAATAACGAAATACTTTTTCCATTCTTCAATTTACTGTTGTATTGATAAAGTAATGATAATATACTTCATTTTTTTATTATTTTCAATATTTTCATCTTTCTTAGAAAATTAATGAAAAAGAATGTTAATTTTAAAAGGACTTTTAAAATATTTTTTATTTCTTAGAAAGTTTTTTATTCGAAATTAAAAATAAACTTTCCAATGAACTTGTCGCGCTCCGTAAACCATTTTCCTCAAAGATAAAAATGGTAATATTTACTCTTATCATAATCAGTAAGGGATATTTTATAAATATTTAAATTTGTTATCATAAATACCAAAATCCTCCTAGTTTTAACCATTTTCCTCCGTTTTCTTCATTTTGAGAAAAATAAATATCGAAAAAGAAAGTTAGTTTGAAAGGCCTTTGGAAATTATTTTTATTTCTTAGAAAGTTTTTTATTCGAAATTAAAAATAAACTTTCCAATGAACTTGTCGCGCTCCGTGTTCCATTTTCCTCAAGAGGAATTTGGTATATATTATCCTTACCATATTTTGGTAACAAATATTTTATAAATATATAAATTGTTATCATAAATACCATTTTCCTCCTTAGATTCTCCAATTTTATCTTTCTTAGAGGATTAATGAAAAAGAAAGTAATTAATAAAGTCCTTTGAAAATATTTTCATTCTCCGAACTTCTTTTTTATTTTGAAATTAAAAATAAACTTTCCAAGGAACTTGTCGCGCTCCGTATTCCATTTTCCTCAAAGATAAAAATGGTAATAATATACATTAGCATAATCAATAAGAGATATTTTATGAAATAATAATTTTGTTAGCATAAATACCAAATTCCTCCTATTTTTAATCAATTTCCTCAATTAAGAGGAAATTGGAATATCTATTTATAGATATAGTATATACATATAACAAATGGAAAACGAGTTTCATTGTAATTTATGTTTGAAGCAATACAAATCAAAAATAACATATGATAAACATATTAAATTAAATAGATGTAAAGTTCCAGATAACCGTCTAGATTGTAAGTATTGTAGTAAGATCTTTGCTAATAAGTATAATAAGAATAGACACGAGGATATATGTTTTAGAAAACAAAAACCACAACCTGTAAATATAATACAAGATCAAAACGAAAAATTACTCAAAGAAAATGAGATGTTAAAGGAACAGTTAAAAACAGTTCATATAACGAATAATATACAGCATAATAATAATGTATATATAACGTGTAAATTTGGTGAAGAAAATATGAATCATATGACAAAAAAACAATTAATATATCTTTTTAATAGATGTTTTGGGTCAATACCAGAGTTTGCTAAGCTTACTTATTTCAATAAAAATGTGCCTGAAAATTGTAATGTATATTTACCAAGTATAAAAGATAAATATGCGTGTTTTTTCAATGGAGTCAAATGGGAGATGAAACGAAAAGATGAGATTATAGATAATATTTATGAGACAGCGGAAGCATTTTTAATAGATAAATTTGATGATTTGAAAGAAGGGTTAGGTAAGGATACATTAACAAAATATACACGTTGGCTAAATGAGCATACACAGGATGAAAGAGAAAATGTAGCAAAAGAACAAATCAAATTACTTTTATATAATGAAAAAGATATGGTGATTGAACTAAGAAAAAAACAATCGAAGAATGGAAGTTTAGAGAGCTGTATATTATCTATACATTCAAACGTTCATTGAATTATTTTTTAATTAAATAATGATATACTATATAGCAAATACAATGCCATTGATATTAGAACATCATGAAATAAGTAAAATTAATGGACCAACTTATATATCTTGTTTAAAATCAAAAAAATCTTATGATGATAGATATATTATATTGTTTGGAGAAAGACATTTATTATATGAGAAATATTGTTTTGATAATCAATGCTATGACATTCAAATTGACTTCATAAATGTATTAAATAAATTTGCTGATTTTGTGAAAACTAGTTTTTATTTGGAACAATTTATAACAAATAGTGTTTACTTACAAGAAACCCGTCCAGACATTGAAGAGAGGATATTAAACGATCAGAGATTATATTCGGAACTTGTTAATAAAAAAAAGAGGACACTTAAGGAAAGTTCGAGATTGACCTCTTTGGGAAGAAGTAGTATGATGGATTTGTCTCATATGTATGAGACGTGTTTTTATAAAAGTTATAAACATTTATGCCCTTATAAAAATATTAAATGGCAGTATTCAGATATTCGTGAAAAAAGTTATTATTTTAAGGATAAGGAAAGACCAACAGGTTCTAGAAAAGTTACCCATTCTTTATTAAATATAGGAGTTGTTCATGCTACAAGAAGCTTGCTTGGAGTTTATGAAGTTTCTCCGGATAAGGTTGATATTGTAATATTCGATAAAAATAATATATCACATCTTTACGATATATTTTATGGAGGAAATTTAAATTGGAGTGAATATCCCGATTTAAATATTGATAACTATCTAACTTTGGTTGATATTATATTTAACAATAATGATAAAGTTATAGATTTAATGATGAATTTGTATCCTATAACTAAGCAATACAATAAATTAACAGAAAAATATAAGAGAATTTTTACCAACGAATCATTTCGTTATATGATACAAAGATATGATGTAAAATATAAAGTATCATCAACAACTCATATTTATGATAAAATGGTAAGTTTCATAATTTTAGTCAAAGAATATTTAGATTATGATGATTACCAGTATAATAGTAAAATTTATAAGAAAGCCGAAGATCTATATAAGTTATTAAAAAAAGCCACTACACCTGAAGAGAAAGAAAATATATTAATTGAAATAGCTGAAATAGAACAAAATGAAGATTATATAAAATATCACTTACAACCGATGAATACAAACCGTAGAGACGAAATTGTTAGGCAAATAAATGAATTGAAAATTACACACACAGACTTCGAACATTTTCTTATTGTTATTATTGCTAAAATGAGTGTAACCTTGGATATATATTTTATTTTAAGAATGTATTCATCGAACGACCAATTAACGATAAGTTATTTTGGCTCAGAACATTGTAAAAGTGTATCTAATTATTTGTGTAATATTGTAAACATATGTTCTTTGGAATACACTTATGTTTGTCCGACACCAACATCTACTAATGATTATGATAATGTAAATGAAGTTCTAATTACTAAAACAATAGATTTGAATAAATACTTTTTGGGAAATAATTATAGACTTCCATATCCGCGTATGGAAGACAGTGCGGTTATTCCTTATAAAAGAAGAACTACTAAAAGAAGGGCTTCTACTGGTAATATTTATAAAAAAACATCCAGTAAACAAAAACTATCATCTAAAAAAAGAAATGGAACAAATAAAAAGAGAACGACGATAAAAAGACAAACTATTTAGGAGTTAAGATAAGAATAAATCATACTAAACCATAATATAAAGATTATCCAGTAATATATGTATTACAAACTTTATGGATTTAATATTAACACCTGACATATATGAGCCATCAATGGATGATAATGGAAATATTATTGATAAAATACCATCGTGGTCGTGTTTAAAAGGGAAGGGGATAATGTGTGCTTGTGGATCTAGAAAAAATAAGGTTTATGAAACATCAGCTTTATTTACAACTCATATAAAATCACAAACACATAAAAAATGGATAATGAAGATAAATGCGGACAAAGTAAATTATTATATGGAAAATAATAGAATGAAGCAAATAATACAAGAATTGCGTGAAATATTAAATCGTTATGAAACAAACATAGCTAGAATAAATCATCAACATAATATTGAATTGGCTAATAAGGATCAAGTGATTCAATCACTTACTTCTTTATTAAGTGAAATGCCGGGTGAAAAAATGGAAACAGATCGACAATTAGATTTAATGAATGTATAATCAATATTTTTATCTAATGAGTTTATATATTAATCCTAATGAGTGCTTTTCAAAATTTTGAATTAGCTAGAGTTACTACTAGAGGTGGGACAACAAAATTAACAAACAGTGGGTTAGGCCTTGGTTTAGGAGATGACGCAGTTGCTGGCATAAGTGATTTAGGCTTTGGGTTAAAAGGATTTATCCCCCAACAACTGGTAACAACTGATTCGAGTGCCTATGGACCTACAAGATTATATCTTAGAGAATCATTTGATACAAGTTATCTAAGACAAAAAACATTACAAGGTGTTCCCGCAAAAATTAATTCACCATTTCGTTTAGTAACAAATGCTGGTGATAAATTATCAAGAGTTAATTATACTTGTGGAGGTTATTCCAATCAGGGTTCTAGACCTCAAAATAGAGGATTAAAACAATTATGGGGATCTACCAAGTTCGAGTGTGATGGAACAGGCATTGAAGCCGCAAATTGTAATACAAAATATGTATATGATGGTAGCGATTATACAGCATTTTTAAGAAATAGAAGTTACAACAAAACATACAATCTTCCTACAAATGGTGGTAATGCTTACAATACATCACAGACTGCTATAAGACATATTAAACGAGGACTTCATTAGATAGGAATTATAAAATCTTTCATATAAAAATAATAATGATTTGGTAATAATCATTATTATTTATCACTATATAGTATAATGTTCGCAAATACAAAAAATTTATCTGTATCATTTGATAAATTACTAAGAAAAATTAATTCATCTCAACAACAAGAAAAACCATCAAATCAAGGAAATATAAATACATCATTTACATCATCTGCTCCATATACAGTTCAATACCCCTGTGCTATGCCGGCTCACAATTCTGGTGTATTAGTAGGAATTCATCCAAATCCACCGGGATTTTATCCACATTCTTTTGATTCAATGTCATCAAATAGTCGGAGACAATACGCACGAACGCAAGAACCGTTTAGTAATTCGAATGCTATATTACAAACAAAATATATACCACCGGAAGCATATTCTTTAAGAGTTGCTTCTATGAGGGCTAATTCAATAGGACAATCGTCATATAAAGAAGGGTTACCTAATTCAGACCCCTTATCATTTAAGGGGACCTTCACGACACATACAGATGAAAGACGTGCGAAAAGACGTGCTAGATCGAGTGGTTGTGTAGCACCTGCTAAAAAGAATGGAATAAATAATAAGGCATATATGTATGCCGCTGGTCCAGGTAGTTATGGATTAGTTGCTTAGGCAAACTCATCGTCACTATAAATGATTGATGAATACATTGATTTTCTACACAACGGACAGGGTCTTTCATTACATCCAAATATTTCACAATCTTCGTTGATAACGCTATGCGAACAATCCGTACAAAGACGAGGTTTGATAGCAAAATAACAGATAGCACAAATATACCCCTTACAACATATTGTTTTTCTTTTTGTATTTTCATAACAAATACAACAAGTATCATACTTTTTTGTTAATCTTGGATTATTATCGCATATAAAATTTGTAATAACTATTTTATAATCGTTAATGGGTGCCATCGTAAAATGAGATTGAAATTTATCAAAACGAATATTATCCATAATATTTTTAATTTTTTCAAAAATAAATATCCAATCTTCTATTTCAAATGTCACTTTGTTATCTTCACGAGTAATAATGATTTTTTCATAATCTTCACAAACAATTGAATCACAATGAATTTCAAAAACACATTGTAATCTTCTATCTTGTTTATCTTTGGGGTCAATTACAAGTAATACAGTAACTTCGATATTATCAATTGTATCTATTTCAGCAAAATAATAACGAAAAGGTCTTCCACAGGAAAAACACGGTCCACAAGGACTACAAGAACATTTTTTAGATTTATTACATTCGCAAACTACATTAAAATATTTATCTTCGACCACTGTTTTCATCATCGCTGGTATTGTATCCATTACCATATAATTTGCTGACATTATGGTGATAATATATTATGTAATATATCTTTACATAGAATTTCATTTTATTTTAAGCTTTCTGGTTTACATAACAAATAAAATAAATTTGTATTACGATTTACATATACGTAAATATAATGTCTCATAACATTTATAGGAGAATAGTCATTTAAAATATATTCCTCTCCCGAAACTTCTCGATAATAATCGTTTATGTAATTTACTACGTATTGAAAAAGATTTACATCGTATTGAAAAAATTCACCAATGGGATATTTCCTAGAAATGTCATAACCTTCATCGTAATCGCACGTCGCTTTCCATTTAAATTCTTCAAACCATTTATCATAATCGTCCAATCTATTTATATTCTCGTAATTATCACCATAATTGGATTTATAATGATGAAAAACAGAAGCCATATAATATTTTACCTTCCCAACAATATTTTCCATATTTATGTATGGTTATATATAAACTTAGCCTTTTTTGAACTAGAATGACCGTATTTATATTTTTTTCTGGACTTTAATGCTAATTTATAAGCAAGTTTATTATGATTACAACCTTTATCTATAATATCAAAATCAACAGCGGCGGCTTTTCCAGCAGTTAGAGAACTAGCTAGACGAGCATATCCCCACGATTGAGGTGTCTGATTAGGTCGAGAGCCTGATGAATAATAAGCCCCCTCACCCTTATTTACTATCTTTTTCAGGGCCTTGATGGAACATCCAGTTGCTGTTGATAATTTCTTAGATGGAACTATTTCAGAAATATTATATATTCTTTTTGCGTCTTGAATATGATTTGACTTTTTATTTTTGAATGATTTTATTTTTGGTCTAAGAAAATAAACACCCCTTTTGTATAATTTTTTTGATTTATTTAATGAACGATAATATTTTTTTTTGTCTTTATTTTCTAACGCAATTGGTAAATAACGTGCCGGATATTTCATCATAATTATATTACTCACTTAAAAAAAATATATTCGTAAGAATAATAATGAATATATTTTTTTTATTGAATATGATGGTAGCACTTTCGTTAAAACTGGATAAAATACGTTTTTGTTATGATTGTAAGCATTTTATAAAAAATGATTTGGGGGTTGAATACGGAAAATGTGGAGCATTTCCAAAAATAAATAATGATTATACAAATTATTTAATAACAGGTATAAGAGATATTGAAATTGAAGATGATAATTATTATTATTGTGGAACGGCTAGGAGTAATAATAATATGTGTGGAGAAGATGGGAGTTTATATAGGAAGAAATATGATATAAATTTAGTTAATCGAGAAAATGCTGATAATAAAAAAAAAATGAAGTGATAATTATTATCAATATAATTTTAATTACCCCCAAGCGATCGAAAAGTTTCTCGAAAATGCAATCAATTTCCAATATGCGATGGTTAACCTGCTTTAGCAGCAAAAGCTATTCAGGCTATGAAATAGGTATAGTAAAAAGCGCCATGCAAAAGTTTCTTCGGCGGCGTATGCCGAGTGAAATGAAATGGTGTGTGGAAGAAATATATCGTTTTAGGTCCCTTGCGAGGGATGAAAAAGAGTTGAAGGCGAGTAAAGCTTTGATAAGTAATTTAGTAAATAGAATAATAGTGATGATGGATGAGGAATTGTTATTCAATGAGTGGGCGGTTTATTTAAAATGTCGCTTTCTCATTGATAAATTTTGGGAAGAGGATAATGTAGAATATTTATATGAAATATGCGATTTGCTTTGTGGAGCCAAGTTAATTAGATATTCAAGTGATGTCTCTTGCTATCATATGAAAATGGCTATAAAGGCGATAGAAGATGAGGAGGATGTTTATCAAAAATTCGAGCAGTTTAAAATAGAGATGGAAAAAGGAGAGGTAGTTAAAGCATTTAGAATAGCAATCCATCTCTTTTTGAATCAAAAAGAGGAGAAGTTGAAGAAGAGAGTTTTGCGAAGAGATCATCCCATTTATTTGATTTGGGAATATCTTTTGAATTTAGAAAAAGTGAATGCGAATGAAAATTTGAAAAAATCAATTGTTTATAGATTCAATGAGTTCCCTAAGAATAGGGGAGAGAAAAAGTTGTTCTTGACCTCGGCTATTTCGATGTGTATTTATAGTGAAAGAATAGATTGGAGTGTCAATTGGATGGAAATATCTAGTGTAGTCAGTGAAAGAATAGAAGGATATCTTGAAATCCCTTCTTATGCTATTGATATGCATACGAAAAAGGGCAGAGAAATGGGTAAAACTAGGACCGATTTTGCGAATGAGGGTTCTTTAGTTGTAGATGAAGATAAGGAGTATTATAATGAGGAATATAGGCAGTTTTATATTAAATGTAAATATGAAGAATCTGGAATAAAAAATATAAGGCCTCCTCGTAAGGCAAAAGTTCCAAAAGAAAAGAAGGAGAAGGTTGTCAAGGAGCCAAAGATTCCAAAGGAAAAGAAGGAGAAGGTTGCCAAGATTCCAAAGGAAAAGAAGGAGAAGGTTGTCAGGGTTCCAAAAGAAAAGAAGGAGAAGGTTGTCAAGGAGCCAAAGGAAAAGAAGGAGAAGGTTGTCAAGGAGTCAAAGGAAAAGAAGGAGAAGGTTGTCAAGGAGCCAAAGATTTCAAAGGAAAAGAAGGAGTCAAAATATGTGGCAAAGATGCCCGAATCAGGTGAGTTAGAATATATTCCAATGGAAGATATGAATTTTGTGAAATTGTGTTTGAAAAATCCTTGTGGAAAAAAGGTGATGTGTTTTGTGGTTGAATATCAGGGAGTGGAATATGTTTTGAAGGAAGGTAAGAAAAGTATGAATTATAATGAAGATTATGAGGTTGTGGATAGTATGAAGGAGATATTCGGGTTAAATAAAATAGGTATGAAGAGAATATTTAGCAATAAGGCAATGGTGAAGGTGGATGATAGTAAAATGGAGTGGTGTGATAATTGGGAATTTGTAGAAAAGGAGAATATTGTATATAGTATGATGAGTTATATTCCTGGAGTTCGCTTTAATCATTCCAAGAATATAACCCCGGAATTGGAGGTGGAATATATGAAAATAGGATTATTTAGAGGCATCTTTATGGTAAGTGATTTCAATGTGACTAATGTATTTGAATTAGCGGGTAAATTGTATAGTATAGATGAGCATGATATCTTGGGAAAAAGGGTTCATATGATAGCTCAAAAAAATATGAGATATTATAAAAAGAATGCGGCGGCTTTGGATGGAATATTCGAAGATTTATTTCAAGATAAGGAAGAAAAGTTGGCTAGGGTTGTAGAGCAATTGCGTGCTTTTAAATATGATAGATTTGTAGATAGAATTATAAGTAATTATGGGAGTTTGAAGGATAGATTTTATGAAGAGTTTGATTCGAGTAAATAGGAATAGAATAGGATTAGATAAAATAAAAGAGCAAAAATAAAAAATCTTATATTGTTATTAATTACTTTTTTATTTTTGTTAAATAATTCACAATCAAGTAGATGGCAAATAATAAAAAAATAATAACTATATTATTATCATTATTCTTAGAAGAATATGGAGAGGATGTATCTCTGTTACTAAATACTTCTATACACCCAGCATTTGTTAGGGGATTTTTTTTATTTGAAAATAAACAAGGGTCGATAGCTTCTATATCTACATCGGCGACAAATTGTGTTTCAGATCCAACATTATTGTTTACATCGACTGTTCCCATATTGATAGCTCTACAAGATGGCATACTACCAGCCATAAACCCTTTTGCTATTGTTACGGGATTAAAAACTTCCATATCAGAAAACATACCGGGAATAAGACCGCGAAATGACGAAAAATTACCACCAATACTTTCTGAAATGAAAGGAATATTTCCCATTGGAATATTATTAATATAAATATATCTATCGACTGTATCTCCTGTATCTATATCTTGACAAGTCCCCATAGTTTTTAAAAAAAATTTATTACCCATTGGTTGGCCTGTAGCGGAAGCCTTTCCTGTTCCTTCTACCAAGAGTTGAGTGTAACTTATTAAACCGGTAATATCATTACCTAGTGCCGTGAGAGTTCCATCTGGGCTCATTCCTATTGCTCCAGGAGTTCTCACATTTGCGGCATAATTGTAACTTGTCATAATAATATAAAATTATATTTTATTTACATTTCTGTTCCTTCAACATCTGGGGTATTGGAGCTAACTAAATCACTTTGTTGGTTGGTTAATGTAGTTACTTGGTCCTGTAAATCAGAGATATCTGATGTCATTTGTTCTATTTGGTCATTCATAGTTATAACAGCCTGTTTTAAAATATTTACATTTACAAAAGTTTGTTGTTGATCGCTAAGAGAATTATCGGGAGGTGAATAATTTAAATCAACAAACCCAGTTAAGAATGATTCTTGTAAATTTCTTTTTGTTAACAAAGAAAATGAAACAATAAAAAGTAATAGTCCTAAACAAAATAAAGAAAATGTAAGTATTTGTTTCATAATATAATATAAGAAACTATAAAGAACGATATGGATTTAAATGTAGAAAAAATAAAAAAAATAACAATTAACCCGATCGATTGGAAGGGAAACCCACCCATAGGCAATCTTCCTTGTATAATTACACCTAAGACAAATAAAGATTATACAAATACCCAACCAGCTCCATTTGGAAAACCAAGACCTCTAAAACAACCACGATTAGGTAGAGTTATAGCTGACAACAACGCTTATAAAACAACTAATAATTATTATCAAACAATTTTAAAAAGGATTTTTGATTATCCTGCGGCAACTATCGTAAAATCCATTGTTAATAATGACACTATATATGAAACATTGAATGAAGATGATGAAATAGATTGTTACTTTTATTCAAATGTGCCTTATACGGTTGATTACAAACCAATTGAAAATATAACACAAACACCTATACCATTAACGTGTAGTCCATCTTTTTGTTGTAACGAACAAAGAAAGGCTATACGACGAGTTAATGGTGCCAACACAAACATTAAACAGAATTATTATTTAACAACACAAGAATATTTACAACGAAGATGTTTAACATACGAACAGAATTCTTATGATTTTTATTATAAGAATGATAAAAAATATGTTTTTCAATGTCGTGGGACTACAAATGGAAATTGTAAAGAAGCTTATTATAATCCAAGTAATCAATTATTTCCAGTTGAAGGAGCTGTTACAAATAATAATTATATAAATAAGTTGAAAAGTGTTACCATAGCATTAGATAATACAAATATCGATAGATTAATGAACCCTTATTATCAAAATGGTATTGTTACTATAAATAATGTCCCTGAACTATATCAACAACCTTGTATCCCAGGTAATTGATAGACTTTAACAATCTTCACATTCTGAATCGGATGTTTTATCCATATCCGATTCAGAATCATCTAGAAGTTCCTTGGGACAATTTCTACGTACAAATAAATCTTCATTTAATTTTGTAAAAACAAATACATAATATTTTAATATTGTATCTGGTTTATATTCTTCTATTCGTTGACAAGCATCATTTGGATATTTCGTAAAATAATTATCGACTATGTTAATAATTTTTGAATATGCTTCTATATTTTCTCCCAACAATCTTTTAAATTCAATGCTATGATATTCACGAATATCATATTTACCACCCTTTTCACCGTGAAGAATACTACAAAATAAGAAATCGTGAGACATAAACTCGACAAAATTTCCAAAATTCTTTCCTTCTATAATTTTATTATATTCCTCTTCAAACTCTTCCTTATAAAAGTCAAACGAGTTATCAATAAACCCCATTACCATATCATCAATATTACCGATGATTCGTGTATCAACCATTGTTATTTATTCTTAGATAAAATAAAAAAGAAGAATATTAAATCATTTTATTTTAACAATATTACATTCTACATAACGGACATTTATATAATCTTTTAATCATACAAGTATCGTGACAAGAAATACAAGTAAAATGGTCGCAATTACTCCATTTCATTGAATTGGAATAATTCATTACAACTTCCCAACATATAATACAATTCTCATTTTTATTTTTTTCATTGAATTCATTTTCTGAAACAAATACACCAGTTTCATAATACTCATTTTCATTATATATATCTTCATCAGTATCGTATTCCGTATCGTCATCATCAATAATATTGATTAATGGTGGAATTGATGATGAATTGTTGCTATCATTACCATCTATTGTAGTATCACCATCACTATCATCGTCATCATCGTCGTCATCATCGCTAACAATATTAAATGGTGGAATAACTAAAAGAGTTGTAGTATTTTCTTCAGGGTGAAATAAATCAATAGATATAATATCACTTGTTTCACTCATACATTATGTATATTATCATATTCATTTTGACATCTATCTAAGAAATAGTCATAGTTATTAATTACATACATACTTGTATAACGTCTCATTACAGTTTTAGGGTTAAATTTATCTGTATCTGGTATTTTATCACAATCGTCGGGATAATTTGATAATATTTGTAATATATCACTGAATACATCTATGCTACCACCAAAGAAGTCATTGACTGAAAACATATTATTTATATCATAACAAGATGGTTCATACCATCTTGTTATACAATCTTGTAAAAATTCATTTATAAACCAATCTCTATACGATTCGCTATCTTTGGGACAACTGACAGTTGATATATAATTTGTAAAAGCATAAACAACATACTCTGTTATTTTGCGATATTCTGTTAGTTTGCGTTCGTGTAATGCTATTCTTTCAGCTCGTGAAATCTCCATTTCTATTATTTTATTAATAATTTATACAAACGTTCTTTTGATATCATTTTTATTTTATATTTACAATTATTCTTCCGACTTATTTTCTTCTTCGTTCTTTTTTACCTTCCTAGTCGTGGTTTTCCTAGGAACCCTTTCTTTTGGTTCTTTGGCAGTTTTAGGCTCCTTTACGACCTTTTCTTTTGGCTCTTTAACCGGTTTGGGTGCTTTAGGCTCCTTTACGACCTTTTCCTTTGGCTCTTTAACCGGTTTGGGTGCTTTAGGCTCTTTTGGTTCTTTGGGAACTCTTGAAACGGCTGTTTTTCGTTTTGTTGGTTGAGGTGGTTCAACAACAGGTTCAATGGGTTCGATAGGTTCAATAACAATTTCATTTTCTACTTCCTTTTCTTCTTCTGGTAAAATATTAGGTATAGATGTTTCTTCTTCTTCTCTACCTAAATCAGTAAACAAATCTTCTGTTGGTTCAGGTAATGATGGTTCTTCTGGGGGAGGTTCGGAAATATCAGATAAGAAATAACTATTATATAAATCCTCTGTATTGACATCAGTCATCTTTTTGAAAATAAAGAATCTGTTTAGAAATGATATATATTTTTCATTAGGTGTCATATTTAGAGCATAATGAAGTTTGGAATCGTCAAATTTAATTTCACGTTTCATTGATTTATATAAATCTTCAAACATTCCGGTGCTTGATTGAAATTTAAATGTCTTAACATCTTCTTTTGTTAGTAATTCAAATCCATAACTATTCATAAGTTGGACGAAATAGGTAAAATTGACTAGATACTCGTCAATATATTTGTGAATAGAATGTTGATAAACTGATATTTTATAACCAATACTTGTATCGTCATTTTCAAAAGTTGTATTGGGAAATAATCTAACCATTTCCCACAATTTCATTCCTTCTTCGCGTATTTCTACACCATTTCCAATTTGTTTATTTTTTAATTCATTGAAAACTGTTTTTCCATCAAAACAAGTTCCGATAAATATTCCATTTAATTTCGTACATTCTGAAAGATTTCTTATGAAATTATGAAGAGTATATTTTGTTTCGAAAAAGTAATGAATTGAAAATTGACAAGATGAAATATCAAAACCATTTTGAGCCTTTCCTATTTGGCGAACAATAGCGGGTTCCATTTTCTCTACGTGAAATGTCCCGTTTCCAAATACAGCTCTATTAATTAATTTTGATTTATCATTTTTCATTGCTTCTCCATTTCTTATATTTAATGTGCTATCTCCTAATACAAATAAAGCATACGGCACAGAATATATTTTTTTATAATCAAGATATCTCGAACAAACTCCGTCAATTTTATTATCGATATTATCCTTTGAGTTATCAATACCATATACAAAAGATAATTTAGAATCCGTCCATTTTGGAATATCACCTCCACGGCCACAAGAATAATCAATTAATGTATCGCCGGGTTTGGATAAATTATATATTAATTTGCGTTTTACATATAAATTGTGAAAATCTCTCAATCCCTTATCCATTTTATTATTCGAATTATCATATTCGCGATTATAATAAGCTGTTTGAATTCCTTGAGATAAAACGGGAATATCCACACTTGATTTTAACATTTCCTCTGTAACTGGATTGTGAATGGAATACCAATTACTATTTGCTACCATATAACTATTACCAAAATTTTTATGTCCTGCCATTAAATCTGCTGTTTTGTCATATCTCATTCTTAGAGGTTTCCATTTCCATCTACCACTAAGAGATAAATCATATGAAAATTCCACGATTGAATTATCTGTAATAATTTCACCATTTTCTGTCACCATTTCTAATTTGGTATCAATTTCTTTTAAAAGAAGATTACAAAACCCTGCGTCCAAATCATAAGGTTCTGTTGGAACAAATTGGACTGGCTTATAATCACCCCGTGGATTCGCATCGATACTTGGTGTCATATCATTTAATACATCTTGACAAGGATTAATATACCCATCTATTTTTTCGTTATATCCACATCGTAAAATAAGAGTTTTGTATTGTTGTATTTGTAGCATAGAAGCTGGGTTAGTTCCATCTTCATATAATTTAGAAATAACATCCTTATTGTTATCATTCTTTTTTGTAGTAACTAAGAAATCAATGGTATTAAATGAAGGGGGTTTCCATTTGAACGAATAAGCCCATTTTCTTTGTTTGTTTATTTTTTCATAACCCATATCAGTTTCTCCAACTCCTTTATTTGTAGGTGTAAATATAAGACCATCAATTTCATATATAAATAAATCTCCATTTATTTTTGCGAATACTTCATTACAAACATCAAATATAGTATTTGTTTTAGTGACTGGATAAAATGTTTTATAATTAATATAAAAGTAAATATTTTGGGATGACACCATTGGTTCTAAATTCATTGTATCTATCGTTTGAATTAATAAAGAATATCGATCATTTCTTCCTTCTTCGCTAATAAAAACCATATCCCTTACATCATTTCTATTTAAAAAGTATATGTCAAATGCTGCGAATAAATAAATATATTCGTGTAATTTATTTGTTTCAATATATTCTCCATCAATGAGTGTATTCCATACATTTTTATTTTTTGTAATCATTCCTGTAAATTTTATATTCATTGACATATTTATCAAATAAACATATCCAACAGAATTAATAAATAACATATGGCGAATACCATCTGCCTTTTCTGTTACCGAGAAATTTTTACGAATATTCGCAACATCTTTTTGTGTTTCAAAATCATCGGCTAAATTATACATTTGAAGAGTATAAGAGGACGGGCCTATAAAATCTTGAGGAGATATTCTATATCGTGGTGTAAGTTCCTTTACATATGTTCTAATACCTGTATACAAAAGTTTAAGGTAATCCTTTTGAACGTCTCTTTGTTCTGAATAAGGAATAGGAAAATATGATTGTTGGAGACCGGAAAGAAGAGCCATAATAGTTTGTTTTATTTTTTGTAATAACATATCGGAATTTTCCATTTTATACATTTTATTATTCATTACCTCCAATTCAATCTCATAATCGGGCACATTTTGAAATACGTTTGAATCTTCTATTTTTACAGTATGAATACCCCTACCCTTTTCCTTCGTGGAAGATTTTACAATGCTTATATCTACTCTTAACGGATAAAAGTCGGGATGGGTAAAACTAATTCGATTAATATAACGAAAATGTTTTGGAGATTTGAACCAATCTGACAATATATCTTTAGCAATCGTGCTATTTGGATGAATGTATGTTTCTGTGCTATATGAACCCCTAAAATTTAGATTTGGATATTGAAAGTTTAATATTTTTTCACCATTCACTACAGCAAGTGTTTTTTTATGGAAACCAGAAGTAAATGTTGGATTAGAAACAATGTTAGGGGCATCATTTGTTTTACAATATTCTTGAATGGTTTTCATACCCTTTAATTCCAACCGAATATTCGACATTAATTCACCTGTATGAACGTTCATAACATCCGGTTGTATTCTTAGTAAATATTCTCCATCATAATTACTACAAGTAAATCCAATTGTTTTGAGACGTTTAATTACATTCTCATAATCAGTTCGTTTGAGAGGTTTATGTCCGATAGTTCCAAAACGAAATTCCAATTCTGATGTTTCTGAAAAAGTAGATGATTTATGTGTATCATAAAACGCTTGGACCATTTTCTTCATCAATACTTTTGGGTGATTTTCATCATCTGCGTTGATAAATGGGTCGTTCAATTCTCTTTTATCCATAATACTTTCTTATATATAAACTATAAATATTACATTCAAATTCATTTTTATATTTTAAGTGTTTGATTCAAAAAAAGAACCTAATGTATTGATTTCATCTGTATAAGATACAAATGATTTTGGTATTTTCTTTTTAATACCCGTCCATTTATAATAGCACGTAAAACCAATAGCCAATGATACATCGACATTATCCTTTAAAAAGTCATCATAATTCAGATTTTTATCCAAATTCAATACTAAGACCTTGTGTTTTTTATTTTCACGCAATTCAAGAATAATAGGTTGTGAATTTGTTAGAGATTTATATTCATAATAACATTTTTTATATTTGATAATAAAAGATATATTGTGTAATAAACATAAAACTTGAAAGGTTTGAAAATTAATTTTTGATTCATAAGCCAAATCTTGAATGATGTGTTTTGTAATTCTTATTTTATTTTCTTTTAAAAAAGTAGTATTTTTTTGAATAACATTATCCACCAATGACAATTTCTCCTTCTTTTCGCAAACTAAATTTTTTATTCCAATCTGACTATAATTTTCTAATCCATTTACCATAATGTAAAAGGTCCAAAATAAACAATCTTTATCATTGATTATAAATTCAACAATAGGTTTTATCCGTTTTCTAATAACTATATTTTCCTCCGGAAGGGGTATTTTTATATCTTCTTGTGCCGACAAAGTTGTATTATTAACAACTCTATTTATTAAAGTAAAATTTTCGGTATCAAATATTTCATCTGGTATCGAACATTCATAAATCGTTGGTTTTTCTCTTTCTAATAAAATATTATCTACATTTATTCTTTTACAATTGTAACCATAAGTATACATCATCGTGGATTGTATCAAATCTTCCATTTATAATATAATATATTGATACAACTTTATATTAATTAAAATATATTTTTTTATTATAATGGTATCAAAATCGTATAAGCTGGTTGGAGGATGGGAAAAAACTGATCCAGATTTCTTAGAATATCAAGAAAATGAATTAGTACCAAAAGTGAATACTATAGGTCATCTTAATAAAACATTATCAAAAGAATTAGTATTAACTACAAATGAAAAATTTGGAACAAGTTTTGAAAATAAAGGGGGTCAATTATATCAGTTAGATGATCTTGTTGCGTTTATTCGCGAAAAAAGTAAAGAAGATCGGGAATTGTTCTTAGATGATTATAACTACAATCATATTAAATTTACTATAATTCCAAAAGGGACTATGTTTTATAGAAGACAAACTGACCCAACATTTAATAATACTAGACCTGTCCCAGTATGGCTTGATTATACAGGGACTATGGCTACTACACCATTTTCATTTTTAACGGATACAAATGAAATATATACCCAAGAATATTTAGATAAAGTAAAAACACACTTTGGAGATAATTTGTTAATCTTACGACCTAAGAAAGATTTACTTATCATTAATTTTCCTTATTATGTAACTTCATATGTAGAAGGTTTTATAAGACGTATATGTGTTGATCTTGGAAGTGAAACTTGTGTTGATGGTTATACACTGGATTTGTTACAATTTAATCCAAATAAAATTTTTAAACCACTTCCTAGTTTAACTGGATTTCGCGAATTATGTGTATTAGACGCAAGAAATCTTGAATTTGTAGCATTAGTTACACCACCTCCAGTAATTACGCCACCACGACCACCACCTTTATTATCTATCAAACCTGCGACATTTAGCAACCAATCAAGGGGTAGTTCAACTAGATCATCTAGAACATCTAGATCATCTAGATCATCTAGCAATAAATCAAGGGGTAGTTCAACTAGATCATCTAGAACATCTAGATCATCTATATCATCTGGCAAAAAATCAAGGGGTAGTTCAACTAGATCATCTAGTTCAACTAGATCATTTGGCAAAAAATCAAGAGGTAGATCAACTAGATCATCTAGCAATAAATCACGTGATAATTCATATGAAGAATATATGAAACAACACAGATCACATCGTTATCGAAGTCCTAGTCCCCGCAAGTCTCACAAGTCTCTCAAGACAACAACTTCTCCAACTATTGTTAGAGGTAGATCTAGAATAAAAAAAGTGTCAAGGGATGACCTTTAATTTTATATTTTTAACTAAAATATTTATCCTTAACATCTTGTTTGATGTGTTCCATATTATTCAACATTTCTTCTTGTTTTTCATTATTTACAATAAACTCTTTGATTTCTTGTATTGTATCTAGAGGACAATTTGTAATATTTACGTGAATTCCATATTTATTTTCATTTAATTCTGTATTGTGTCGAACCAATATTTGTAAAATTTTCAAATGATTCATTTTATCCATACCTGAAATACTATTTTGAATATAAAGTAATTCATTTATCCATTCTTTATCCATACTAATTTATTTATTTACATAAGATTTATGTTGTTTTTATAATCCATAAATTGGGTTATTAAAATACCAATCGATGGCAAGATAATTATAATCTCTTTGATTTGTCTTAGAACTAGTTATTGCCTTAAAGTTGGGACCAGAGGCAACAATTTGTTGTATTGTTTTTAGTGATATCGCCTTGTTATAATAAATAAGGTTTGATAAATTACCACTAAATCCACCATTATTACAAACAAATACATCACCATAATTTTGTTTGGGAACACTTATTAACTGATGACTATTGACAATAATTCCATTAATATATATATCCAAACTTTTGTTAACACAACATATTGTAAGATTAAACCATTTATTTAATGGTATTGCGTTAACAACAATCTCTTCACTCACTATATCGTATGTATTCATAAAGACATACAAATCATTTGTATTGGGAGATAGATAAACACCTGGGGCATTGTTAGGATAAGCAACACCCTTTGGATTTGAACTAGATGTATTCCAGTTATTATTTCCTTTACTAAATACGTGCTTATATATAGTTTGTTGACCTGGATTGACTGTAATACTATTTACATATAACCAACAAGACCAACTAAATTCAACACCCGAATTAGCATTATTTGATTTAGATAGTGTTTTTGCGTTAGAATTACTATTGGGATCTTGGGGGAATATAAAAGGTTCATTACCGTCAATCATACCATTAACTAAATAAACCGTGCCCGATTTGTTCAGTAAAAAATAAGCAATAATTCTTATAAATAACTTTAATAGAATAACAAATACAAAGATTGCTAGTATCAAGAAAGAGAACCTAGCAATAGCACTATTTGATTCCAAAAATTCTTTCGTGCTATTCGCAGAAGGTATAATATCGATACTTTTTACAGTATCATTAAATGATTTCGTCATGTCATTTACCGTGTTATTGACTGATTGAGATACAGAATTTGCCATATCATTAGCAGCTTGAGTTGTTTGTTGATATGTCGTGCTCATTATAATTTATTATATTATATAATATCAATATAACTTTTTATAAAAAGAATGCCGTAATCTTTCTTTAATATCAATAAATATTGGGTTATTGATATTAAATATTTTTATCTATGTAACGATCTAACTAGTTGTTGTTGTGTCTCCGCTACCTCCCAAAGTGAAAGAATTCTTTTCGATATTTCCGTCATATAAACTAACTTGGATGCTGTAATCAGAACCACTACCACCACTAATACCTCCTCCTGACATCACGGAGGTTCCAGGACCTTTCCTATATAAATTCCAAACATCTTGAGGGGTTACTGGGTTAGGATAGTATTTGAGATTTGATGTATATCCACTAAACCCAACTTGGGAAGATGGTGATCCTGGTTCAACGGGAGATAAATAGACATCACCATTGGTTGATATCGCAGACATAACGTTTGGCATTACCGCCGTTCGTGCTAATTTTCCGTCAATATAAATTTCAGCTGTTCTATCATAAACACACAAGACAGTATGGACCCATCTTTGAATGGGGACATTATTAACTCCTAGAGTGTAAATAATTTGTCTAGAAGGAGCGACCGGATCGGCTATTGTTAATTGATAAAATAAATTATTTTCAGTAGCTCCTAGATACATTGTGGGGGATGGATCAAGAGCTGCTCCAGACATAGAACAATTAGTACCTGTAGTATCTATCTTAGGGATAACACTAAAAGGACAACAACCGTGGGGTGTATTTTCACAAAGACTTGGAGTATAGCTTTTATTAATTGACATAGCATCTGCTAAAGGGAATGATGTATGGATTCGACATCCGGGGTTACTAGAATCAAGTAATTCACTGGAACCGCACATTCCTGGTTTCATATAAGAACCGTTAAAAGTGTTAGTAGTTGAGGCCGAGGCACTTCTAGTTAAAATTACCTTATTTTGCCCGTATCGATAACTCCAATCACTGATGTAAATCCATAAAGAATATGTGAAATTTGTAGCCGAGCTTCCACTACTGTCCGTAGTTAATGACGTTGACGGTATAATTACCGAGCTTGTTGCGTCATTTAATGACGAAAGTGTAGAAGAATTTACGGCAACAACGTATCGTATTAAGAAAAATACTAATACGATAACTGCGACAATCATTAAAATTCTTGATAATTCCATAGTTACGTTCTATATAAATATAAATGAAAATAATATAACAAAATATATTTTAGATGAAAGGATTCGGAATTATCAGCATATTTTTATTACATAAATTAATAAATAAAGTGTTATCATATTCGTATTTACCAATATTATAGTAGAGATGGGTAAAATATGGGTGGATTATTATCTTTTACAGAAAGATATAAACGTTCAATTTGTTCCAAACCAATCTTTCTATCATAATAAATAATATTACACAATTTCCCATTAATTCCATTCGAATATCCAGCCATTAAACTAATAATTTGTGGTATATCTGGGTTATGGATATGTTCGGATGGGGTAGGTGATAAGGATATATTTGATTTTACTAATTCTCCGTTAATAAAAATATCAACAATAGAAGAATTATATAGAACAACTAAATTGACCCATTTTTGTAATGGAATATTTTTTGTTTCATAAATAATTTTTAAATTGGAGTTTTTATATCTACCATTAGGATCATTGATTTTACTTGGGTCTAAAGTTGGATAGAATGGATTATCTGAACTGGATGTTATAATCATTGATTGTTTTAAATAATTATACATAATGATGGGTGTAGTTCCATAAGAAAGTATGGGTGTATAAGTTGAATAGGCAATGCTCGCACTTGGTGTATTTGTATCTATAAAAAACCAAAAAGAAAGAGAGTAATTATAAATTGTATTTTCTGTATTATTCATTGTTTCTTCATTTGATTTTGCTACCAAATTACTAACATTCATATCATACTCTTTTATAGAAATGGGGAATTTCAGGTCCAAGTTTGGAATGCGATTTAGATTGGGAATACGTTCTACACTTGGAATCCAAGATGATATTCCTAATAAATGGCTAATATTTGGGAATAGTCCGTTAATATAAATATATTTTCGTATATAACTTCCATAAATATATAGTAAAATAAAGAGAATATCTAAAATAATAAAAAATATAGTTGTGTTACTAATGCTTGAATTGGCCGAACCAATAGAAGATATAATGTCGTGAAGTTTACAAGGAATATAAAATACGAATTCAACTAAGAAAGAAATAAGTGAAAATATAAAGTTAGTAAATGAACTAGATACTTTAAAATTATTCATACTTTCTCCCTTCAATTTCACAAACAATGAAATGAAAATCATTAAAATCAAAATAACAATAATAATTCCAGTAATTTGTCCGATTATTCCCGACTTCATTGGAAACATTTTATTCGCTAAATAAATCAATACATAACACGAGACACATACCGCTATATAAGCTAATAATGCTGATTTCAATGTGGGTATAACACCGTTTAATTTTTCTTGTGTATTTAAATTTGTAAAAGATGATGGGAAAACGCTTTTATATAAATCACAATCAGAGAATTCTTTTTGTTCGGCTTTAGCCATATAGAAAAAAAGGAATACGGCAATAATTCCTGTGACGAATACAAAAGAAGTAATATATAGTTTTAAATATTCGGGCATTGTATCTGACCTTTTCATAAAGAATAAGTAAGCTATAAAGATAAGTAACAGACAAAGGAATAAAAATCCTTGTCGCATTGAGAAAAAAGTTGAGGATGAATTTACCAATCTATTTGTGTAAAGCATAATACAATAAATACCAATCCAAGCTAAATATACGTGGGGTCCCAAAGTCATATCAAAATAAGGTAATATAGTTTTCATCATTACCATACCAACAAGAAATATGATGGTATAAATAAAAATAGTAGATGAAAAGAATAATGAATATATGCCTGGAATAATATATTGAATAAAAAGATATGGATAATAATACATTATTTTTAAAGGAACAAACACTAAGAAATATATTAATTTATCTGTCAATGTCTTAGGTATCCATTTCATATTATTTGCGGTTTCGGGTGTTATTGTCTTTGAGCTATATAAAATCGCAGTAAGAATAAAAAAGAATATCATCATAGCGGCAAAAATATAAAACCATTGTTGGGTTCCTACAGTAGTTGCTATCATAATCCATAGTATTATGATGAAAAATGTAAACAGACCCAATTTTTTGTATAACCAACTATCTGGTTTTAAATCTGTTTTATTTTGTATGATGGAATACAAAAACATAGAATATACAAGTAACGCACCAACAGAGCCAAAATAATTAAAGTATTCATTACTTGATATATCAAAAACGCCTGTTATTACAGGTAACAATATAATAATACCTACAGCAATTACAAAAAATACACTATAAATTGTGTTTAATAAAGAAAAATCTGTTCTCACGTCAGTGAAACGAAAACTATGTGTAAAAACGGGTGATGATACAAAATAATATAATAAAAATGCGATAGAAGAAATAAAAATAAATATTCCTATAATTTTTAATATTGTATATTTTATTTCTTCGGCTGGAATCGATATATCATTTAAATTGAAATATCTATCTAACCCGTTTATAATGAGAATACGAGCAATAATCATAATAATGATAATAATGGTTACAATTGGCACGATATTATTTAATGAAAGAACTACATCCAAATAATTAGAGGTATCGCTTTCTGGTGGCGTATTTGGTGTAGTGGGGTTTATTTGTGGGGTGGATTTTGGTTCTGATTTTACTTTTGATGCCTTTTTAGTATTTTTTCCAGTATCATTCATATAATTATAATGATATTTATTTCTTAGTGTGAATGACGACTATAAATAATTTGATGCTGTTTTTAATCGATGACAGCCGGCACACAAAGCAACTAAATTATCTGTTTCATTAGAACCACCATTTCTCAATTCGACTTTATGGTCTATTTCATACGTATGATCTAAGGTTTTATTACAAAAATTACATTTCCATCCTTGCGAATAAGCAACATATTTCTTTTTTGTTTCACTAACACTTCGTTTCATAATAGGCGTTTTATCTGTATTTGTTGGAACAATTAATGAAGGTGTTGTTGGAATATTAGATTGAGATAAAATTCCAGTTCCACTTGATAATATAGAAGATGTTGTTTTATCCAAAGGTAAATATTTGATACAATTGTTTAAATTTTGTAATATATCTTGGGTATTATCTGGATTTTTTTTCATAAATATATAAAAAAGTAAAACAGCTATAGCAATACCGATTATTTTGAAATATTTTTTATAATAATATATTTTCTTAGAATAGATATTATTATGATATGTATCGTATAAAATAGTTATAGTTATAAAGAAAATCCACAATTCAATTCTCATAAATTACATTGTGTTTTTATTTTAACAAATCTTCACAAAGTTTTGTCATTTCATTAATAGATTCTGAAACGTTTTTACGATATTTATATCCATCTATCGTTTCATTAAATTCCAAACAATACACCTTTAGATTTTCAGTAATCTTCTGAATAAGTTGATTTATATTTATAGTTCTTGACATACGATACATATTCCTTCTTGCCTGAAGTAAATAAGATAAAACATTACCGTAAGTTAAAATAAATCCATATGTATCAACCATCGGTAAATAATAATCATATGCGAATCTATATTTATCAAACCTTCCATTTCGGGTGTATTTTATTAATATTTTAAATAAATTTGCTCTTATATAACTTGGTAGTGATATTCTCAATATAGATCTGTCAGCTTCACCCATAACCATATATACAAATGTATTAAAATCCTTTAACGAATCTGCCTTTGAATCATCTTTCCCATTTTTAAAAAAACTATCATCATAATAATTGTTACAAAACGTTTCAACTAGATTAATCAAATTACTTTTTGGATCACTTCTTAGTGGAATAAGAACATCTGAATTATATCTTCGGTAAAAATAATTACTAAAAAGAAGAACCCCAAAGGGTAAGTTGAATTGTAATGGTCTGCGAGATATTTGGTCGACGGCAGCTTCTATTTGGTTTTCGTGGTTACTACTATTATATGTAAAAGATAATCCCCAATCAATAAGTTTTATATTATCGTATATACGTGTGAATGTCTCACTATATTGACATAGCATATTTTCTTCTTTTATATCACCGTGAATAATTTTGGGCGTGGTTTCATATAATAATAATACACCACCTTGAAACAAACTTTCCATTCTTTTAAAATAATCAATCATGAGACCACGATTTAATACACTGTTTTGAAAACGTAATTCATTAAACATTTTAAGTAAATTTTTACCAGCATATGGAACATTTAAAGATACCAATTCGGTTATACTACTTACCCCATTTTTTTCTACCAACCGACTACATTGTTTACCGTATTCTTCTTTATCTTCTTCGGTAGGGGATATACGGCACATTGTTATTCCAGATAATACCATAAATTGAAACATATTTTCTTTACGAGATTTTGTTATAATATTTGAAAAATTGTTTAATAAATTATATTCCTCTGTGGCATCACGTTCCGTCATTAACTTACTAACATAAACAACTTGTTGTGATAAACTATTTGATTGTGTTGTTTTTGATGGGTCTATTGATCTACATTTTAATGCTGGTTTAAAAACACAACCATAACCGCCAGAATCAATAACTTTTCCACCTCGAATAACTCTTTTTGTATTATTTTTTCGTCGTTGTCGTCGTGTTTTTCTTTTTACCTTCATTATATATTATATTATAACAAGATGAAAAATTATGATACGGACTTATTTGTCCCAGAAGTATGGGGTCCATCGTATTGGGAATTTTTTCATACATCTCTTTTTCAATATCCGGATAATCCCACCATTGGTATCAAAAAAATATATTATAATATGATTACTCAGTTTGGAGTATTTTTACCAGATGAAAAAATGAAATCATTTTACAATAAGTTATTGGATGCTTATCCAGTTTCACCTTATTTAGATAATAGAAAAAGTTTAGTAAAATGGGGGTGGTTTTTTCATAACAAAGTTAATGAAAAATTAAAAAAACCAAAAATATCAATAGATGATTTTTATAAACATTATTATAACGCTCATAAAAATTATACAGTAAAAATAAATATGAAGTGGTTACGTAGTATTCAAAATATAATTATTTATTTTATTATGATTAGTTTGTTGATATATATATCTTATGTTATGTATACCTATTCATATCTTGTTATTTAGGATTATTTTATGATTAATCTTGAATTTTATATAATGTATTGTATACGCCAAATATTCGAGAATTAATTATATCGTCGATTGTAGTATCTTGTGTTTTTATTGTTGAAAACGTAGAGTTCTTATCTGTCTTCATTGTTGTCGATTGTTTGTTTATAGCATAAACAAGTCTGTTAACACTTACAAAGAAATTATCTTGATTTTCGGCTGATCTATTCTCGGATAAATTCACAGAACTTATAATTTGTATCGAATCTTCATTAAAAAATAGTGATTTTATTTCTGAAGTTTGGATTGGGTAATCTTTTTCGGATAACTTCAAATTTTCATCTAATTGTGATATATTTGGACCCATCATTAATGTAGTTTTTTTAGAAATATATCCAGTAATATCTCCAGTTAATATTCCAGCCGATAGTTTTAATTTATTCAATTGAAATTGTAAATCCCTGTTCTTACATCCCAAATATTCATAAATATTATTTGAATTTAATTTTTCTTTATTTTCCTTATCACCTGATAGTTTTTTAACCTTTACTTGAACTTGTACGTTGTATGCTAATTTCTTAGTATCCGGATCATTTAATTTATTCTTATTATTCTTTGATTCGGAAGATTTTTTGTCGGGTGAAGTAGTATCCTGTTCTTTTTCTTTTATTGTTTGTGGCATTATATTTTTTAAATCAGTGTCATTTGGTGATAATATATCTACGAATGATTGTAATTCTGATGTTAGTTGACAAACATCTAAATTTAATAAAATAATTTGTGTAATGTAATATCTCATTAGGGTATAAGAACCTATAATTAGTTCATTTGTGGCAAAAAGGGTTTGGATATCCATTAATGTAACATTTCCCTTCGTTTTAATTAATTCTTGTATTTGAAAAATACAATTAAATTTGAACCAATTTACAATACAAGAAAATAAATTAACATTTGTAGTAGTTTTACCTAAGAATGTTAAAAAATTATTATCTATATCACCCGCTTGAAGCGGAACTTGTTTATAATATATATATTTTCCAGTATATTGATAAATTAAAAAAATGTATTGTAAAACTTTTAATGAAAATAATATTTCAAATTGTATCCATATGTTATTATATACAAATGTGGTAAATAAACGACAATATGTATATGTATTTGATTTACTCATATCCCATAAAATATCATCAATCCATTTTTCAATTACAGGAGTTGAATAATATGTATCTGTTAAATTATATTTTATAAAACCTCGAATATTTTTTTCAAATTCACTAAAAACCTTTTCTATACTTTCATCACTTATCCATAATTTGCTAAGAGTTTCATTAGAAAGATTTAATGTTTCATAAGAAGTATTATCTTTAATCTCTATCATATGTGCCGCTATTTTATCTAACCTTTCAAATACTGTTTTTATGAGATTGGAAAAAGATTGAATAATAGAAGTATATTCTTCAACGACAAAACTACTACATTGAAGAGAGCTAAAAAAATTATTATATCCAGATGAATCCGGATAATACATTGGCAACAAATATTCTTGTATATACGTAATACCATTGTATTTTGTATCTTCAGGAGTGAGTAAATCCACTACGTGTGGAACAATGTTTAATAATTCCGAAGAAGTGTCTGCCCCTATAGTGGTGGGAATGGGGTTTATATTTGGATATAATTCAACATCAAATGAAAAATAAAAAAAACAGGTTGAATGTATTCTATTTATTATTTTTCGTGTAAGATTTCCAATAACAATAAGTTGATACAATATACTATCCACAAATTTATTTATATATTCATTAAGTGCTATTGATTTTGTGTTTATACTTACTATTTTGTTTGTTTCATCTGCCGTTAATCCAACGGTTTTTATAGTAAATGTATTTTTATTCACTAATTTTTTTATATCATTCACTAAAACGTTTCTTTCATTCAATACCCTTAAATAATTCCCATATATTTTTGTTATCTCTTTTCCAGACATACTTGGATAAAATAATTCAATTAAATCATCGTAAAATTCTATAAGGTTTTTATAACACGTTTGAATGCTTACTGTGGTTTCAGGTGGTTTATTCTGTAAATATTGAGGTTGTAATGATAATAAATTTTCTTTTGGTCCTGTTAATCTCCATTGATGGTCCCAATTATAATCAGTTATTACCATTTCTTCTCCATTTATTTTCAAAGTATAATTAGGTAATAATAAGGATAATGTGGTTTCTATATTACCGGAAACATTTGGAGTAACTTGTTGTATTGTTTGTAATCTTTTGCCTGATTTATTTTGTTTGTTAAATTTTGTAAATTCGGGAAAACTATAAAGAGTATCTACATAACATTCCTTATTCGATTTACAATATTGTTTTGTAAAGGCTGATTTCATTTTTGTAAAATCATAACGTGGATTAATTTGTAATTCGGTCGAAGAACTACTATAAGGTGGAAACATATCTCGTTTCAATAATACATCATTCAATTGAATCTGTGAATAAGAAGGAGTTGTTAAATAAATATTTAATACATTTGGTATATAATTTTCAGTAATAGATGATAATTTATTTATTTGACTTTTTGATAAATTATTAGATAAATTTCCCTTTAATGTATCCGCTATTTTATTGATAAATGTAAGCAATGTAGCACTCATTTGAACTGGAATTACAATATTTTCAGTTATGATCGGATCAAATTTCAAATGAGTGTTTCCATTGAGGTATATAAAACGTAACATTGTATTCGAAGATTGAGAAGATATAAGTTGTTTTTCAATATCTATTGTGTATAGAGTAATTGATTTCAATTTATCGCGAACTCGATCCGAATATGGAACGGGTGTAAAATAACTTGTTAGATCTGAAGTAGATCTTCCGATCTTGTTTATAAAGGTTCGTTGATAATCTTGTGCGTTTATATTGTCTGGCTCATTATTTAACATATATATTCCTGTAATTACCAACTCGGGTAAATAATTATTTTTATTTCTACTTTTTATTCCAGTTGATAATAAATTAAATCGTATACATATTTGTGGAGGGTCTGGTCCAATTGTGATAATAGATGATATTGAGGATAAATTCACAAATATACAATAAGTTCTTCCTACGGGTAACTCTAAATCTCGCGATACCCCTTTCCGTTCTATTTGATTATCAATAGAACCAACTTCTGGAAGAAGGAATAATTCTATTTTACTTGTGCCGCTTTTATCCTTTGTTTTAAAAAACTCTGAAAATACTTTCGAAGTATAATAATATATAAAAAAGTATATAATATATGGTTGTGACGTATCTACAATATTTCCACCCATACTGGCAGCCAATCCATACGTAATTAAATTATTTATAATTGTTTGATTCAAATTAAATTTTACTTGTATATAATAAACTGTTCTATTTGCTTCAATTTGTAAATAATTCACAATACTATTCATTAAGTTTAATGTATTTGTCATAATATTAATATCTAAACTACCACCTGTCATTTTGCGAAGGTTTTTCTTAGAATGTTTAGATTTTGATTTATGTAATCCTTTCTTTATCGTTTTCATTACAATATGACAATAATTAATTTGAAGTTATTATTCTTTATTTTCAATTTTGTAATGAAGATAAAAAACCCATATATTGTGATTTTTGTTCCTGTGATAATTTATTCTTTTTGTATTTGTCTACAATATCTAATGCTCGTTTATATTCATCTTCTGTAATTATTTCATCACTTGGTGGTAAAGTATGTAAAATTCTACAACTGTGTGGAACAACACAATACTCACTTTCTTCATTAAAAATAAATTCCGATAAAATTGTAAAACCAGCTGTTAGTAATATAGATGTAACAATACACCGGGTACCTAAAAAACACATACTAAATACCAAAACTTGTTTACTAATAGTAAGTTTCATATATTCCTCCATTGATTTACTAGTTTGTATCGTAATGTATTTTGAACCAATGTTTAACAAAATCATCATTATTCCTATAAAGAATTTATTTGTATTTACTGAATCAAACAAAGATTTGCTTAATGAATTAGATGGGGGAGTAAAATTCATACCTTAATTATATTATATACTAATACATTTTTTGTTACCCCACCCAACTTCTTTTTATTTTAATACAATCTAAGAAATTTTAAAACTTTGCTAGCTCTATGAACCGCGTTTTTGTAGCTACCATAAACAGAATTTCTCATAAATCTCGCATTTGAATTATACGTTCTACGTATAGTTGGTGTGAATCTTTCTTCTTGAATTTGATTATGAATTAATATATATACTAAGAAAATTACAATTATATACAACAACATAAAATAAAACCAATTATATTTTCGGTCCATCTTTTTCTTATATATAATTAAATATTACAAAAATATTAACACTCTTATAACGATGTATAACTTGTGCCTTTATCGTATGGGTCAATAACAGATGTAGATTTAAATAATGATTTATCGGCACCTAAACCAGGCTTTGATTTTACAGATTTTTCGGCAGTAAAATAATCTATTTTATTACTCTTTTTATGTAATTTGTTATCGCTATCATCCCCTGATTGGGATTTATTAATCGATTGAAAATTTTCTGTTCTATCCATTTCATTGTTATAATCATATTCCATAACAACTATAAAAAGAATAGCAGTCATTACACCTAAATATAAATTTACAGTAGATAACCAAGAAATAAGAATTAATCCTATTATTTTTATAATAGTTCTCATTACAGACATATTATTTTGATACTTTTTCCAAATCTCTTCTAAAGTATCCCCTTGTTGTTGTTTTTGAATGATTATACTTGTAAACAAAATTATAAAAAGTATAATGAAAATATTTATCACTAAATCAAACATATAATTAGCCAAGTTTTTTTTATTTTACTAATATATTATTAAGATGTCAATAATTAGCGATTACAGTTTTAACAATGTTGATAGAATAGGAAATGATATGACTTGTCAAGACCAAAACACGATACAAAATAGTTTATCCGCATCTTACTTATTACAAAATTACCATAAAAATGATGGTTTAATGAATACACAAGTAAGGTTTGCTACTCAACAACCCTGTGTTTTTTATAATGGAACTTATTCGACAAGTCCAGGGGGTGTGAATGTGGATGATAGCTCAAAATTATTGATTGGTTCTTTACAAACTCATCCAAAATGTCATATATCATTACAACAACGTTTATTTGCTACAGTTCCTTATTTAGGAAGAGGTTCTGTATGTAGTAATATAGAATCGCAAATAATGCAGGGTGAAATGATACCAAATAAAAAGAGTGTTAATAATGTTACCGAAAAATCCTACCTAAATTATCATATGACTCCTTTACTCCCTCATATTCAATCTTCGATGAATAACGAAGAATCTGTTAATCCTAATATTGTTCGCGGTGGTATTACTACACGTGATATGAATAAAGACGTTCAATTTTACAAACCAACAGTCTAATACTCAAAAGGGCGATTATTTTTTGATACAATTAATTTTTCTGGAATATAAGTAGGCTTACTAGGGAAAATATTTACTTGTTCTAGCTTCTTTATTTCAGGCGTTAAACAAGGAAATTCCGGTTTTGTTAAATTGGTTAAATCAATACCAAATAAGAATGATTCAATATTTATGTTATTATATGATAATTCCGATGAATTGATTTGTCCCGGTAATAATCCATTACCAGGAATACCTGTATGATAAGCATTACCACCAGATGCTTGTGGATATAAAGTCCATCTTGATGAATTAGCATATTGATTTTGTTCCATACAATAATTACCAGGCGTATTTATATTTCTAGTACTAGCCATATAAATACTCAAACATTTTCTTTTTTACATTTTTTCTATTTCTTCATTCATTATTTCAAGCAAATGATCTGGAACTTCATTATCAACTAAGAAATGTTTAATTAATTCGTGTGTTACGTGAAAAAGAGGATATGAAAATAAATAAATAAATAATATATCCTTATCGTCAAAATTTATTTTCTTAGACAAATTTTTCAATAACAATTGAAACCAATCTTCGTGAATTAATATATCATACAGGAGTGTTTGTTGTTCGCTAACAATTTTTTCATTATATTCATTCAAATGAAATGCTTCTAAGAAATTCTCTTGATATACAACTTCACTCATAGCATTTTCCGTAATATCCGATCCATTCATAAATAATCTATATTTTATTATCAAATCTGTGTTATAATTCATTTATAACTTATATTTGATATTCTTTAATTCATCTTCTATACTTTCTCGATTTCTTATGTTTTCTTGATTTTTTCATACGACGGGTTTTGCTTGTTTTTCGAGATCTACGTTTTCCACCCGCTTGTGATACTAATCCTTGTGTCGCAATCGATGGTCCTGAGTCTAATCCTATAGTTGCCTCGTCTTGTGACGTCACTAACTCTCCGTAACCTCCGCGAAGTCCAAAATTTTGTCTTGCCATCATATTTCCACCTCCGCCTCCGCCACGCACCTCACCTGCTGTTATTAGTGGTTCTGAATCAGTTACTCGGGATTGGTTAGATGTCAATTGGTTGTATTCTTGTTTGGTCATACATACTTTATCTTCAATTGGACTTGGTATTGTGGTTGTTGTTGGTGTTGTTGTTGTTGTTGTTGTTGGTGTTGAACCAAAAAAATCAAATATTCCGCCACCTCTTTGACTATAACGACGGTATTTTTTATAAGAACAACGCTTGGAACCTCCACCACCTTGTTTATTACAACCACAACTTGACATTTATTATAATATGTATTATACGCATAAAATAATTAATCCGTATATAGTAAATGAAAAAAAACAATAATATGGAGGGAGAAAAAACACAATATTGTAAAGATGTGTGTAATACTCAAATAGTTCCTAAAAATAATGTAAATAGTCCATTTTTTTCAAATACATCGAGAAGAACTATAAATGCTGACCGGATAGCTTCGTTTGCTCCAAGATTTGTATCTGGATTGACTATATTTGGAAATATAGGAGAAGGTCCAATTCGTTATATATCACCTCAAGTATATACACTGGATATTAAAAATGGTATTATACCAGATGAAAAATTAAAACAACATTATGTAATACAGAGTCTTCGTTTAACTTTAATGAGACAGTGATAGAAATAAAATAAACTCTTTTCTTACTATATAACATAACTATGAGGTCCATTTTTAATCGTAATAATGACGGAACTTACACAATCAAGGGGAAAAAGTATCTAGTGATAACTGGAACCCGAGCCCAAGTATGGCACGGAACTGCGTATGAAACGACGGGTCAGTTAACAAAAGACGATTTAGTAATGAATAAACACGGAAGAATAGTAAGTAAGGATAAATTCAATACATCTCGCAAAGAAATGAGATTAGTAGAACACGGTTATGGTGCCAAAAAGGGTAAATTTGGATATGTTAAATTAAATAGTTCTCGTAAATCGAGAAAAACAAGAAAATATAGAAAATAAGGTTAAAGATTATATGAAAATAATTTTCAAAAATGAACGAAGAAGACGTTGTATTTATGTTTAAAACCGTTCAAATCACTCCTTTTCGAACTTTAATGTCAGCATTAAAGGATATTTTACTTGAAACAAATATTATATTTCAAACAGATGGTATGAAAGTTATTAATATGGATAAATCTCATACTATCCTAGTTCATTTACATTTACAAAATACAAATTTTGAAGAATATTTTTGTAAACACGAAAAAATTATTATAGGAGTAAATATGCTTCATTTATTCAAATTAATTAATTCAATTGATAATGACGATACATTAACGATGTATATTGAAAAAGATGATTATAATGATGGCGTCGTATCTCATCTAGGATTAAAGTTTGAAAATGGTGATATTAAACAAATTAAAATACAAAAACTTAGATTAATTGAACCTGATGGAGATGATTTACAATATCCAGATGTAACATTTTCTTCAATTATTAATTTACCTTCTCAAGACTTTCAAAAAATTATAAGAGATTTGTCTTGTATATCCGATAAATTGGAAATTAGTTCTGTAGGAAATGAATTAATTTTTAAATGTCAGGGCCAATTTGCTTCTGCTGAAATAAAAAGATTACAAAGTGAGGGTTCAATGGATTTCGTTTTGAAACAAGATTCAAGTAAAATAATTACGGGAGAATTTTCTTTAAAGAATTTATCTTATTTTATTAAATGTACTAATTTATGCCCTCAGATAGAATTATATTTAGAAAATGATTTGCCTTTGGTTGTAAAATATAATGTAGCTGCTTTAGGAACCATACGGCTTTGTTTAGCACATATTCCAAACGCAAATTGTTAATAAACTTTACATTTCACAAAGTGAATATTATCATCACTTTATGAAATAATAAAAAATTACAAAATCACTTTTTATATCGTCGTGTATATCGTCGTTTTCGTTTTATTGTTTTTCGTTTTATTGTTTTTCGTTTCTTAGTTCTTCGTCGTTTTGTTTGTTTACCACCCCTTACACCAAAATATCCCTCTAAATAAAATCCACTATTATTACATCCCATCTTGGTGTATAACAAAATAAGTAATGATTTCAAATCAAATAAATTTGGATCAAAATAAAGCTCTTTTGAAATTTTGACTACAGATCTCATTTCACTTTCAATGGATGTACTTTCCAATGACAGTTTAAGTATTAGATTTGATACATTGATACAATGACTATAGTATAATGGAAATATAATAATATTAAATTTACCAGCTATTATAGAATCATCATTAGTAAGAAAAACTGACCTTAAATAAGTTGTAACATCTTCACTTCCAATCGGAGGATTACTAAAAAAATATTTTGTTAATAATCCAATGGTGTCATTTATAACGCCCTCATCACTTGTGCCATCATTAAATACACGTATAATCTCATTAAAATCATTTATATCTACACTAACTTTAGTCATTACACTTTGTATACCATGAACTCTATAATCTCCGTCAGCCCAAGATGAATATAAATCTATGTTATCACTTTCCTTATCTATTACAAATGAAAACCAATGAATAATTCCACTTGGAGTTCTATCCATTGAAGTTCTATCCATTGAATTTGTTATTGATATACCCGCAATTATTGGAATTTTATTGTTAACAAAACCACAATCAAGTTGTGGTATACGGTAATCGTTTGTTAAAATATCGGTTAACCTAACGGACATATCATCGACAAGCATATTATCAACAATTTTACATCTATCTAATTCACCCCTTGATACACTTGTAATATATAACAAACTATTAAGAATCTTACGATAAGTTTCGCCATCAGCCTTAGATCGAATAAAGTCTCCTAAACCTTCATTTTCTTGACCGATCATTTTTAATGAAGGTGGAGTGGAACTGTATGTTATGTTGTTAGTGGTCATTATCTCCCACATCATTTTTTCAACTATTAACCATAACCGAGTTAACATAGTTTTGTCAGGTATTCCAACATTTACAGAAAATAATCTTAGCATTGTAAAAAATAAAATAATAATTTTACCAGATAAATAACACGTGGTTGTATACCATAATTTCTTAATACTTTTTGTATTATTTCGAGTAGGTCGACAAGTTAATATATCATTTAATCTTGAATTTAATATGAAATCATCGAATATTTGTGTGGTATCTTTACTCCATTCACGCTGAATATATCGAGATGATGTTTCATCTTCTTGTGCTGTTTCATCTTCTGAAATAACATCCCATCCTCTTTTTTTACTTTCGGTCATAATTTATGATAATATATAATATATATATTATAAGAAGATGGATAAATATAATTATAAAATGAATAATAATTCATTTTACAACAAAAAAGTAGGAAGACCACTATGTGGTGTAAATAATTTCAGTAAAGTAACAGTTCTAAATGTGAAAGTAGATAATGTCGATGAAAGTTCGATGAATTGTGATGAATGTTATTGTTCGTTAGATACAACGATTAACCCGACAACTGGTAATATAGAGCAAAATATATGTAGAAGAGAAAGTGGAAGTATTGACACAGACGCTGGATTATATATTATTACAGTATGGAAAAATAACGCTTCTAGCTAGATATTATTTTTGTCCGTCAATATAATTAATCATACTCGATTCAATATACTTTTTATCATATACCGAAACTAACGTAGTGTCATCCATAGTGCTATAAGAAAGAATTACCTTATCCTCTTCAACGATTAATCCAAGAGTATATTGAATTCTACTTTCACTATATTTGAATAGTGGTGTGGATTTCACTAATTTTAATGTGGTAGCATTTAGAACAATAATGATGTCATAATAATGACGATGGTGACCGTCATCTCCTTCGTGAGATACAATGTGTCCTACAAACCATATTTCATTACCACATTGAACTCCACACGTAGAATTACGCACGTGATTAAATAATGGGGGTAGTTGTTGTTCGAATACAACATCCAATTCATTCTTGTCATTTACATTACATACTTTGAAAGGAGACCAAGAATAAAGAATTCTTGTTTTATTTCTATGAGTAAAATAAACCCAATTCTTTTCACATCCAGATTCCTTAAATGTTTGACGAATATTAATGGGTTGTGAATATGATTTAGTAGGATAATCAAAAGTTCCTTGTGAGATACTTACATCGTGAATATCGTGTGTAGAAGTTCCAATAGTAAGTATTTTATCCTCCTTTTCACAATAAAATAATCTCACATCTTCTATTCCAATTAATTTCTTAGATTGTTTGACTACTAAAGGAGTAATATGTGAAGAAACAACATCAAATTCATTATTTAATATAATAAGTTGATTTTGAGTTACAGTTGGTCTTACTTCTTGATTATAATTTTCAGGTAGTTCAATGACATAACCGTTATCTTTGAGTGAATAATTATGATATCTGATATTTAACAAATATCCTTCGTCATAAGGATTACGGATGATAGAGCAAGTAGATGATTTAAAGCTGAATAAATATTTTTGTGAATTTACTTGAATATTACAATTCATTTTGGATGTATAGTTTCTTGTTTGTAATGGAGCATAAATATTTGGATAAAATTTCATATTTGATAAAACACTTTTTATAATAGATTGGCTGTTAGTCGTTTGTAAAATGGATAATACAGGGACATTTACATTTTTATTTCCATTATAATAAGATAGAATAACAATCTCATAATCAATCAAGTGTGTATATATATCATTTTCCATAAATAAATAAGAATTTCGAACATTATTTTCTTTATGAGTCATAAAGATATCTTTGATAAGTTTGATATATGTATATGCTAGCTTGTTTTTTCCAGCCATTCGATAATGATTAATAATTTTATAAATATTTTCTAGACGTTCTGGGAGAACAGAAAACCCTTCCATCCAATACAGAATTGCCTGTTGTATTTCATTCCTTCTTTTATAAATTTCTCCCAAACGATAATAAGAATACCAAATCTCTTGGTCCCACCCCCCAACTTCAATTCGTTTTAGATAATACGGAATAGATTCGTCAAGCTGGTTCGAATCAAAATAAGTATTTGCTAAATAAAAAAGAGACCGTGGATTATTTTCATTCTTTTCTAGGTCACCCTTTAATAAACGAATATCTCTGTCAACCTTATCACTTTTTGATCCACCATCTCCTATATCTGTAATAAAAAGCTCATTCTTATCAAGAATAATGTGTATTTGATTAGGACGACAGTCGATATATTCGTGTGTAACGCCCACATATTTAGAGGTATTATCATTTTTAATAATACGGACATTAGGATAATGAAAAGAGCTATTTCCTTGTAATATTGAATACATATGATTATCTTTTAATTTTTCTTTACTGAAATTATGTACGTTTAAGACCATATCAGCATCTATGAATATAATGTAATCACTCATACCCGAACAAGCTTTTAAGGCAACATTACGATTATGTTCGAAATTAACAAATGGTTCATTAATAATAACCCCGTGAATGTGTCGTTCATCAAAAAATCCCTTTATTAATTCTATGGTATTATCAGTAGATCCTGTATCACAAATACAATATGTATCAACAATTGATTCGACTGATTGAAGCATTCTAAGAATAACGGCACTTTCATTTTTCACTATGGAATTTAAACAAATACTTGGCATTAGTCAATCATTATAATTGTTTTTATGCTAAAATTTCAAATAAATATAATAAAAAAATAATATATTATGGCTAACACAAGATTTAATTATGATGACTGTAGAACAATAAAAAGATTACAAGAATCAACAGATCCATCTAGGTATATATTAGATACACCTGGCCCTGGTTCAAGACCACCATTTATGTTAGATCCGCAAATTGTTCCTCAAAAATGGGCCGCTAATTTATACACAAATTCCACTCAATTAGAAAGTGAATTGTTAGGTATTAACCGCATTCTTACAAATTGTGACCTTTCAAAAAGAAAACCGGGTAATTATACATCACAACCTATAGAATATCCTGTAAACAAAGATGAAATAACGGAAAGTTCTAGACTTGTATTACCTGCTTTTTTGTTTCGCAGCTTGCCACAGAATTTACCTCAATATTTACCCCTTAATCCCCAAGAAAATGTATGCTTACCTTTTGAAAACAATTTATCAACAAGAATATTAGAAAAGGATTATTTTATTCGAAGGGAGAAAGTAGAATATGTGAAAAAGGATAGTGGAGATTATTTAGTTGCGTCTTCTAGATATAATACACACCCTCAATCAAATAACGAATATACATTTCCATATCAAAAAATATAGGAATATGAAAAAAACAATTATAAATAATATATAAAATAAAATACTTGTATTATATATTATCTAAAAATGGAATTAGCAATACCCTTTATTGCTTTAAGTGGATTATATATAATTAACCGTCAGCAAGAAAAACGCGAGGGATTAAAACGTAAAATTACAACAGAAAATTTTTTAAATCAATCATTACCAAATGTTTCACCTATAGCACCCAATTATCCCAAATTAAATACTTCCAATTCTAATAACCCTCCTTTGGAGAATAATTTGAATTATTACGATACACCAAATCCAGCAACTGATCTATATCTAAATCAGTCTCTTTATGAAAAAAAAGAAAATATGGGTATAAATGTGGGTATGGCTATAAAAGATGTATACAGTTTGACAGGAGATTATATGAAATCCAATGAATTCAAACACAATAATATGGTTCCATTTTATGGTGCTAAAATAAAGGGACAAATGTATAATGAAGCTACTGAATCACAATTAGATAATATGGTTGGAGCTGGTTCCCAAATTATAAGAAAAGTAGAACAAGCACCCTTATTCGAACCTAAAAGTGACATGCAGTATCCTTATGGAACTCCTGATATGACTGAATTTTTCGCATCTCGTCAAGTTCCAAGCAATGTAAATAATAATGTAAAACCATTTGAAAGTATTCACGTTGGACCTGGATTAAATCAAGGATTTGAATCACAAGGAAGTGGTGGATTTAATTCGGGAATGGAACAACGAGATATGTGGATTCCTAAAACTGTTGATGAACTAAGAGTAGATACAAATCCTAAAATGACATATATCTTGGATGGTTTAGGAGGTCCTGCCGAATCAGTTGTAAAAAATGTAGGTATTGAAGGTTTTGTTGAAAAATATAAACCAGATACTTTTTATGTAAATTCTCAAGATAGGTTATTTACAACTACTGGTATAGGTCACGCAGGCCAATTATTACCCGTTCAAGCTGTTTATCAAAATAATCGGAGTAATCCAACCCCATATGAAGGTATTCCTATATCAAACACGAAATCGAGTTATCATATTGGAGAATACGAAACAGCGAGACGTCCCGAATTAGAGAGAACAGGAATGAATATACCATCTCTTCAAGGTATGGGACCACTTCACGAATTGGATCATTTAAATACAATGAAAATAGAACATAATAATAGATCTCGATGTAATCAACCTGTAAGAGTTGGAAACTCGTTTAGCAGCAGCATAAGAGCAGCCATAGTCCCTTTTATGGATGTTTTGAAACCGACCAAAAAGGAGAATGTTTCGGGTGTTACTGTTTACGGTAACACAAATTCTATGACATCGGGAACTTATACAATCAACCCTTATGATGTTCCTAAAACAACCAACAAAGAAACTGTTTTATTTAGTTCAACTGGTTTTGTGGGTAATCAAAGGTCGGATGCTGTTAATTCATTAACAGAATTTCAAATAATCCAAAATCAAAGAGATACCGCATCACAAAATGGTGGATTCGGACCAATGGGTGGAGGTGGAACCCGTATTGGAAGTCAAGTATATGATTCTACTTATAATCAAACAAATAATGACAAGAAAGATTATGTGGATAATTATAAATCAACCGGTAATTTACCTTTGTTTACAGGTGCTGTGAATGTATCTCAATCGAAAGACGGGCGATCGACTGAATATGTGGGTGCCCCTGGAAGTGTTATCCCTATGAGTGCTTCTACACAAACAATTGGAAATTTAAAACCCATTTTACCACACGGTTCAAGTGATATAGAAGTTCAGAGAATTAATCCCGATATACTCAAAGCATTTAGAGAAAATCCATATACATTTTCTTTGACAAATTCTGCTTAGAGATATATTTTCTAGATAAAGGCATAAAAATAGAAGGTAATTGAAAATTAATATGGAACATATAAAAAAGAAGCTTCAATCATTCTTAGATAATAGCAAAACACCAAATATATTATTTTATGGACCTCCTGGTGGTGGTAAAAAAAGGGTATTGTTTGAATTTATTGACAAATACATCCAATTATGGGATGTAAAAAGGGATGATTATGTAATGATTGTAAATTGTTGTATTAATAATGGAATAAAACATATCAGAGAAAATATTACTACTTTTGCTAAAAACCATATATCTATAAAAAATGGTTCTATATTTAAATTTATCGTTTTGTTATATGCTGATAAAATGACGATGGACGCTCAATCGGCTATACGACGATGTATTGAAATATACAATCATACTACAAGGTTTTTTATTATTGTTGAAACTAAGAATACACTGATGAAACCCATTTTATCGAGATTTTGTGAAATATATGTTCCTAGAATAAATACAATATACACACCATCATCAAATACAAATCTTTTAAAATCGTGGATACTTGAATTACATTCTAAAAAGGATAAGGGAAGAGAGTATGAAACGCTATTAGATGTTATGAATGTATCAAAAGATTGTTATTCAAATGGATACTCTTTGTTAGATGTATTATATTTAATAGAACAAACCACCACATTCGATAAAATATTATCATATCATCAAAAATATGATATTTTGTTATTTTTAAATAAAATAAAGGTTGAATTAAGAAATGAATTGTTATTATTAAGTATAGCTATTTATTCTATTTTATATATTAAAACGGATCCAAAATCAAAAAGGGTTAATCTTGCGTTTTTTAGAGAAGAATTATCCTGTTACGGTAATATATAAAATTATTGGAATATGGATGATTTTAATATGTCATTGTTATACGAAAGTAAAAACGAATGGATAGCAAGATTGATTATAATGTTAACCCCTCTTATTGTTGAAGGGGTTGATTCTATATTTCAAGAAGCTTATACGTTATGTAAAAAATCTAAACAAAAAGAAAAATATTTAATGACATTTCAAAATTTGTTAGTTCGAGTTCCTAAATGGAATGAAGAAATTATTGATAAAGAAAAACAAAGAATTGTAGCAAAAAGTAATTGTAATTATATGGAAGATATAATTACTTGCGTACATATTATACAACTAAAATGTATGACTGCTATGCGTGTGGGTATGAAGCAGAAAAAGATTGATATTGATGTTCCTAAATTAAATGTTTTTATTCATAAATGTTATATTAACGTAGCACGTTCTGTATATAATAATGTATATTTGTATGAAATAAAAACCAAATCGTTAGAAAAACAAAAAAATCGCAGATTAGTTGAATTGTTAGTTCAAGAATGTATATTGAATACAATACGTTCAAATATACCCATAGAAGAAATTATTCGTTCTTATATGGATGAAACAACTGAAACCGATGTAATAGAAAAAATAGAAGAAGAAGTCGTTCAAGAAAAGATTGATTTGAAGACATTGGAAAAAGAAATGGAAGAGGTCAGACAAAATGAACTAGTTGTTATGCCTAAATTAGAAAACATTGTGGGTGGTGAAAATATTGAGACTGGTATTAATCAAGAAAATACGAATAATGAAGTAAAAGATTTAATTGAAAGTATGAAACAAGATAGTGATATTTTGAAGAACATACAAAGTCCTCCCACAACGCCTCCATCAAATAACCAGGATGATAATTCTGTAAATGATACTGGTAGCGATTCGGATACGGATAGTATTGTATTTGATAATGATGATGAAATTTCATTGTCTGGTTTTGATATACAAGAAATATAAGAATCATAACCATTTATCTTCTAAGAATTGGTGTAAATTATAACCAGATTTTCTAAATAACGCCAACCATATACCACAATTACCAGAACCTGTAATTAAATGATTACATCTTGCTAATATCATAAAAGTTGGGATTAAAAACATCATATGATCGTAATTATCCCTTATACTTTTTTGAAAATGAATACCCACATCAGTCGAACTTGTTGTAATATCGGTAATAATAATTAGTTTATCATTATCAAGATTTTCTTTAAAATAATCCAAAAATTGAGTTTGATCGGTTCTTACCAATACTTTCATATGTTCGTTACATTCTGTGTTTAATATCATATTTAACTTATCTAGATATGTTTGATAATCACCTAGCGGTGTTTCCTTATATTTATCTGTCCCTCTATAATGTATTCCAATCGTATTTTCAGGGTCTATATTATATTTTTCTAATAACATATCAATATTTCTAGATATTACCGGAGATGGTGAAAAATATTTCTCAACGTATGGTGAAATGTATTCATAATCTATGTTTCTATAATCAGATAATTGAAGAACCCAAATACAATAACTTTTATTATAGGGGTATTTTAATGTAGATGGTGATTCATTATGGTAACATTCAAAAAAATCAGACATAATGTTTATGGTTTCATCATATTTATATAAATCAAATTGAACAGAACTGTCAATATAGTCTGGTAAATGTTGTTTAAAGTAGACAAACCATATTATTTGTTCTAGTAGACAAGAACAATGGCTAAAAAACCCCGCATTGGTTCCAGGGTGAAATGATTTTAAAACGGAGATAGGATTACCTGTTGTTTTGTCGTTAAGGTAATACATACTTTTCATAGTGGCATCCGGATTCATATAATAATGTATTCGTTCCATATAATATTGTAATTATATGGTATTTATATTATTTTAAAGGTTTAATAGTTTCTCTTGCGTTTAACTAAACGATGAAATAATATTATTACAATACAAATAATATTATTCGATGAATGTATATCTTCTTGCCGCAGTTATAGCATCTATTTATTTATTTACAAAAATAATAGAATTAAATTTTGTAGAAGAAGAAAATAAAAAACCAATAAAGATATTGGTATGTGATTCATTAATTGTTTATTTTAGTGTTGTGGCTGGTTATTTTATATATAATCAAGTAATACCTCCATTAGAAGATGTTGATATACCACCTGAAATTTTTACAGATGCCCCCGATTTTTAATATATAGATGGGTTTTAACACTTGAACGAAAACCTTATAAAACTTAACAAATTATTATATTTTTCATATTATCCTATTTTATACCATATTTAAGAGATTTTTGTATATATGAAACCATATTAAAGATGTTTCATATATAGATCTATAATGGTAAGGGAAAATGAATAGAAGGAGAAGAAAAACTGAATTTGATTGGAATGATAAATATAGGGAGTTATCCAATGAAATACATTCTCCAATACACATACCCAGCATATTACCATCGTTTTTTAAAAACAAATCATATGTAAAAATAAAGAATGTTATTAAGAGAAAAAGAACTCGTCCATTAATAAATAAAAATATCAAAACCCCATTTTCGTTATCTTCTAATCCATTTATTTTATCCAACTGGGAAAGTAAAGTTATAACAACGTATAATAAAAATAGTAAGAGTGATACAAAAACAACGTTGTTGAAAACTATAAAAATAAAAATTAGACCAAATGAAGACCAAAGAGATGTTATTGATAATTGGATTAACACGTCACGGTATTTATATAATAAAACAGTAGCGTTAATGAGAACAGGATATGAACCAGTGAGTGGTTGTGAAACCAAATCACGACATGTTAAGGATTTATTCGTTCCAAGTCAAAGTAATAAACAAAGCGAAGTAAGTAAAGAACTCATACAATTACAACATCAATATAAAACATCAAAAACAAAAGATCCAGAACTGTATAACATTATTAAAGAGAAGAAGAAGGAATTAAAAAGTGTTGAAAAAACTACAAATGATATTATTCAAAAATGGGAATTATTAACTCCAAGTAAAATAAGAGACCAAGCTATTGAAAGCTATTTTGACGCACAAAAGACTGCTAAGACAAACCTAAGAAATAAAAACATTAAAAATTTTACTATTGGTTTTAAGAAAAAAACTGACCCAAATAAATGTATTACTTTGGAAAAGTCATTAATACAAATTATCAACAAGAAGGAAAACAATGGAAAAATACAAATAGCACCAGGGTTTTTAGAGGAAAATGCGTTGTTTAATATGGGTAAGAGAAGTCTTAAAAAATATAAAAATCTTGTAATAAAACGCAATTGTAAATTAGTAAAACAGAAAAATGTTTATTGGTTACTCATTCCAACCGAACGAGAATTTATTGAACCCAAGAAAGTTCCAGAAACATATTGTGGAATAGATCCTGGAATAAGAACGTTTATGACTTGTTTTGGAAATGGATTATCAACTGAATATTTTAGTCAAACAAATATGATGGATAAAATAAATTCACGAATAGATAAATTGAAAAGTTCTAAAGGTGTAAAAAAGAGATATTTTAATAAACTTGAAAATAGAAAAAGTAATTTGGTAAATGAATTACATTGTAAAGTTATTAATGATATTCTTAAAAATAATGATGTTATTTTTTATGGTGATATCAAGAGCCACGATATTGTCAATGGAAATAAGAACCACACTTTGAATAGGAATTTTAACGATTTAAAATTCTATAAATTCAAAGAAAGACTGCTATTTAAGGCAACAGAAAAATCAAAACTCGTTATAATTGTTCCAGAACATTACACAACAAAAACCTGTTCTTCTTGTGGAAACAAGTATGAAATAAAAAGTTCAAAGGTTTATAATTGTGATTGTTGTGGAATGAAAATGGATAGAGATTTAAATTCTGCCAAAAATATGTTATTGAAAGGTATAATCAATATTAGTGATTATATCAAGTAAATATCTTTTGAACCCACCGACTGCGTTCCTTGTCGGTTATGTAATACTTTACTACAGAAATGTTGTGAAGTCTTTTACATAAAAGTGAAACATATAAATCCTGATACTTAAATAAAATTTTGTATTGGTTGGAAAACCTCCAAAACCCCATAAGGTTTTGTCAAGATTTATAAGGTTTTTTGGAACGGTTATCCGCATAATTGACGAACTGTTTAAAATACTTTACGAAAAAATAAACTCTAAATACTATATGGTTATTATGAGAATATATTGATTTATCTAGTAATATAATCTCATATAATGGTTTAATTAATTTGTGTGGATGTGTAATTATTTATTTTATTTCATACAAAATTTCTCATAATCTTTAAATAAAACGTCTACATCCATAGTTTTTCCTTGTGTATATTCAATGTCTATATACATCTTTTCAAGAATCATACTACAATCACCCAACTTTTTTAAAAGACGCGTTGAGTTGTCTTTCATTAGTTTTGTTCCAAATAATTCCGCAAAATTCTCTAAATTTTCTACTTTAGATCTTACCTTTCGGAATGAGTTCATCAAAAACCCAACTTCATTTACCAAAGGTTCATAACTATCACCTATTTCAGTTAGGTTATTTCTTATTTCCAAACATTCCCCTTGACTTAACTTTACTCTTTTATTATTGTTTACTTTGGGGGGCATTATCAATTATAATATTTATATATATTATTTTTTTATTTTGGGTCACAATTACCAGTTTTCTTATTTTTTCGAGTTCCGTTGGGACAACGTTTTCTCGTTGAATTTGATGTATCTTTAGGTGCCTTGTGTGTTTTAGATGAACTGGATTTTCGGGGAGGAGTTGGTTCTCTAGGAGGAGTTGGTTCTCTGGGAGGAGTTGGTTCTCTGGGAGGAGTTGGTTCTCTGGGAGGAGTTGAAGCTTTGGGAGCTTTAGTAGCCTTAGGAGCCTTTGGGGGTTTTGAAGCCTTTGGGGGTTTTGGAGCCTTCGGAGCTTTGGGAGCCTTGGCACTTTTGCGATTTTGTTTCTCTTGATAGGCTTCTTCTTCTTTATAATATTTTAAAAACACATCTTCTAACTGATCGGTAATGATGTTTATCGTCCTCCAAAGAAACGATGTGTTAATATTAGGTTCATACCGACGAATGGTTGTGATGTTAGAATAAACTCCCTTCATCTTTGTATAAAGTTTATCATCGTGTGTTTGAGAAATCATATCAGATGTAGTTAATGCTAGACTCTGTAACGCGGTTATTCGTTCGAATAATTCTTTTATCGCATTTTTTGTTGGTCCGTTAATAAATTCGCGTATATCTTTAAAGTTATCCTTTGATACAGCAACACTTGCTGCGGTGGGCTTCTGTTTTTTAGGTCGGGGAGCCTTTCTTGTTTTTGGTGGAGATGGTTGTCTAGGAGGCGGTCTATAAAAAGAAGAATATGGATTTGATGGAATTGATGAAGAATCGCATTCCCTCTTAGTTGGAAGATCTTTAGCTTCTGGATAATTTGAACTACATTGTGCTAATTTTTTATACACATGACGTTGTTGTGCCTTATTTCCATCACCCCCTTCTTCTTGTTTTAATTTACCATATACTTGTTGAATTACTTTAGGATAACGCGCATTATCTTCATTTGTATATCCTAATTTACATACAAGTTTGTTACACGTAGAACGGTCTGTTTTAGAAGAAGTAGACATATCTATTTCGCTATCTTTTGGCATAGGTCCATCTTTTAACGGCATAATTACAATATATAATATATCGGTATATATTATTTATTTATAAAAGATATGTGTAGAGTGAATTACAAAATAGATGTTGTAAAAAAAGATGGTATTCTATCAATATTAATTGTGGATTTTGTATTTTCCTTACTTGTTGAAATAAACGACCTAAAACATTCCCTGGATAATTGATTTTCAGGAGTATGTCGATTTACATTACGAGCAATCATTTTATATAATTTAAAGTCCGGATATCTTTCTTCTCCATTCGTTTTATACAATACATTTTTACCTTTATCATCTTGACACCATTCTTCAATTAAACTAGTTACATTGGGATTTTTTTCAGGACTTTCTATTAAAAAATCTAACATCGAAGTTGCCAACCTACATAAATCAAAGCTTGGATTTGGAATTACCCTTTTACTCTTAGGATTAAAGAACGGTTCAAAATTATATTGAGAATTCGCATCACCTTTTACATCATAACTATCACTACAAAGTAATGTATCATTGACTTTGTAAATACTTCTTCCAAAATCTATAACTTTAAAAATTTTTCCAAACGTAGGAACTCTATATTTTACTTTATTGTAAATATATTCTATATATTCAAAATCCGTATCTATATACATCACATTATTTGTATGTAAATCATTGTGTGTAAAAGTAAATGCTTTTTGGTAAACAATCAACGTCATAATTATTTGTAGTAACATAGCAAACCACATTTCATCTGTTTCAAAATATCCATTTTCAATAAGCGTATCCAATGTATCATCACATTTTTCCATTGCGATAAGAGTAACTGGAAACTTATCGAGAGTTACATATATATCTTGTTCTTCTTCATCATCTTCGCTATCTGTAACCCATTCATCTTCTTCATCTTCTTCACCCTTTTCTTCACCCACTTCTTCATCACAATCGCCCTCTTCTTCATCACAATCTTTACATTCACCATCATCATTATCACTTTCGTCGAATTCACTATTACTATCATCTTCATCTTCATCTGAAGAATTGTTATTCGTTTCGTGATCGTTATCATCACTGTCATATTCATTCATTTCAATAACGTCATCGTTAATTTCAAGGAAATCATCGGTATTATCATTCATAACTTGTTCACAAAGTATTATATCTGATTCATTTGAAACATTCGGATTTTTATATTCCGAAACATCTAATATGTCGTCTAGGGAATCATCTATCATTGAATGATTTGATATATTAATCCTATTTTTTTTGTTTGTGTGTATTGCGGAACAATTATCGTCATCGCTAAAAATAGATGAATAATCATCTACTTGAAATAATTTATTTGAATTTTTTAAAAAATAATTATTACTGATTAAATATTCTAAATCATCGTTTATTTTAAATTTGAAATTATTTTTTATGCCTATGAAATTTCCATAGCTTTGAACTCCGTTTAAAAAATTATACTTTTCTATCAATTTTGTTGATAAATAATAAAAAAATCCATCAATATAGGATGAGTTCATAGGATTATTTATTTTATAAAATGGATTGGAAGGTTCTTTTGTTACCTTTTCATTAAAGAATGTAGGTAAACAAAATAGTTCATCTGTATATTGTGAATATTTACCCATAACATAACGAAATGGGTCTATTATAGGTGCGAATTTTACGTGAATATTTTCCAGATTTAAATGAGATGATGTCGATAATGTAAGTAATGATTCTTCGGTGTTTAATGTAATTTTATTATAATTATTTTCATTTAGTAAAAAAATTGTTCTATATATAGGGATATAATTTTGTATATGGTTCATATCATAAAGTGATGATATTTTCTCGAACAATTCTCCGTGATTCGGCTTTTTATACTGGACGATATTAAACATAAACCTATATAGATATATGTTTTATACCTTTGTATTTTAATATTCATTAAATCTATATTTATGACTTTGGAATTAAAAAAGTTTAATATGCGTGATATTACGTTTAAGATAAATGATAGCAAAGGACCAGTTGTTTGTTTAATAGGTCGTCGTGACAGTGGTAAATCTTTCTTAGTGAAAGATTTATTATATTATCATCAAGATATTCCAATAGGAACAGTAATAGCTGGGACGGAAGAAGGTAATGGATTTTATGGAAAAATGGTTCCTAAATTATTTATACATAATGAATATAAAACTGAAATTATAGAGAATGTTTTAAAAAGACAGAGACAAGTAATGAAACAGATTAATAAGGAAATAGAAACTTTCAAAAAAAGTAATATTGATCCTAGAGCGTTTGTTATATTAGATGATTGTTTGTATGATAATTCTTGGTCTAGGGATAAAATGATGAGATTACTTTTTTTAAATGGGCGGCATTGGAAAGTTATGTTGGTATTAACCATGCAGTATCCATTAGGTATACCACCAACATTGCGGACAAATATAGATTATGTTTTTATTCTTAGAGAACCATATATAGCAAATAGAAAAAGAATCTACGAAAATTATGCTGGTATGTTTCCAACATTTGAAAGTTTCTGTCAAATAATGGATAATTGTACTGAAAATTATGAATGCTTGGTAATAGATAATAATGTAAAATCAAATAAATTAACGGACCAAGTGAAATGGTATAAGGCCGATTCTCATTCTGATTTTAAATTAGGAACCAAAGAATTTTGGGAATTGTCTAAAAACGTTCATTCAGATGATGAAGAAGAAACATTCGATCCATCTAAGAAAAAGAAAAACGTTCAACAAATTAAGGTAAAAAAAGTCAAGTGGTAAATAAATTTTATATTTATTAAATATATAAATAATATGTTGTCCATTCTTTCTAAGTCATCTGTTGGAAATATTTCCAAAGTATACTGCGATTATTACTATATAATGGCCCTTATAATGATTTTTAGTATTGCTTTATCTATTTTGGGATTAATGGGGGCAATCTATAAATCAATGACCGATAAACGTGAAAAGGTGGGTCAGGGCACGTTCATAGCATTTGGATATGCTATGTTTATTAATGTTATCCTTTACATTAACTACTCTCTATTGTTTACTATGTGTAGGAATTCTATTGGTAATTAATTATGAAAAATAAATATTAAAATGAAGGCCATTTTATATATTAGAATAAGATGACTCGGTTACTTCCCAATCTAATATTCTACACATTTCTTTCCATATAACAGATTGTTCTAAGAGTTTTTCTCGATCCTTTAACATAGGAATATGAGGAAGGTATTTTGTTTCTCCCAAAAGTTCTAATAATTTATATAAAACATAATAATAGTTTAGGAAATTGACACGATAATCTGGAACACATTTTGCGTAAGGTGCTTGAATGTCTATAAAAAGATTACATAATGTTTCTTCTAATTCAGGTGACATAGTTAATGGCTGAATTCCCAGTTTTTGTTTAATAAATGTTATATGTTCGTAATATTTATTATAACCAAGTTTTTTCAATATTTCTTTTGTTTTTGAATACGTAAGCTTTGATAAATCAATTCTTTCCTTTTTTATTTGTTGTTTTATATTTTCAATAACTTCTTCGGGCATTTTTGTAGTTTCCTTTCCTTGAAATTGTGATAATATTTCCTTGAAATGATTAATCTTTTTATAAGCATAAAAGCAAACCTCTTTGGGTGTTTCTTTATAAGATGGTTTTTCATTGTCAATTAAAAATTGAACGCTATGGAAACATTTATTACATAATAAAATTCCATCATCTTCCATTAATATCATTTCTCCTTTGTTACATTGAATACAAACATCATTCGAGTAAACAAATGTTTCAACGTTCAAGTAACTAGGATCAACATTT